TGTAACACTGATGTTATTTGCGTTAGCAATATTACCCTGAACTACAACATCATTTGCAAAGTTAGCAAAATTAGCAGTTACCAAGTTACCTAAGTTAGCATTGAGCGAAGTTATATTGCCGCTAAAATTAGCTGTATTGCCTTCTAAATTATTGGTTATACTGATGTTATTTGCGTTAGCAATGTTACCTTGAACAACAACATCATTTGCAAAGTTAGCAAAATTAGCGATTACCAAGTTACCTAAGTTAGCATTGAGCGAAGCAATATTACCACTAAAGTTAGCTGTATTTCCTTCTAAATTATTAGTGATACTTACATTGTTTGCGTTAGCAATATTACCCTGAACTACAACATCATTTGCAAAGTTAGCAAAATTAGCAGTTACCAAGTTACCTAAGTTAGCATTGAGCGAAGTTATATTGCCGCTAAAATTAGCTGTATTGCCTTCTAAATTATTAGTGATACTGATGTTATTTGCATTTGCAATATTACCCTGAACTACTACATCATTAGCAAAATTTGCAAAATTAGCAGTTGCTAGATTGCCTAAATTGGCATTAAGTGAAGTAATATTACCGTTAACAGTTAGATATCCAGTGACATTTACACCAGTGCCCGTAATAACAACAATGTTTGCATTACCTGTACTACTGAAGGTAATATTAGCATTAGCAAGAACTCGTATGTTACTATTACCATTACTAATACTTGATGTGTTGATAGTTGTAAAACTAAGATTACCTAAGCCATCTGTTTGAATTACTTGTCCGTTTGAACCACCAGAAATATAAATATTTCCAATACTATTTAAATTTGATTTACCGGTGGTTGAGAAGTTATTAACTAAAATAGAACCGTTTGGATATATAATAGTTACCGGTGTTGATCCTACTGAGAAGCCTCCTACTGAATTTAAGGGTTTTACCGCCATTACATTTTCCTATTTAATGTATTTATCAACATGTGTTATCCGGCGAATACAGTAATCAACATTTTATAGGTTATTGGATTACTCTCATAAGGTGATACATTAAGTTCCAATGAAGGAGGAACAATTATATTTCCACCATCATAAGCTACTTCAAAATCACCAACTCCGCCATTTACAAACAAACTTGCATATTCAGTAAATTCCACCGTGCTATCATAGTATAATGAGCTAATCCTAGAACTCTGTCTACTAGGACCTGCTGGTTCTGTTGCAATAATTTCAAATTCTATCCCTGAAACATTAGCAACTGGAAGAGAATATAAAATTTGTTGTGGTGTTGCATTCGTAGTATTAGCAAAGAAAACAAAGCTAGTAGACCACTTGTATGCTCCTGCGCCCACTTGTACTGAGTTAGCAATTAAGTTACCACCAACTTGAAATACTTTGGTAAAGTCATTATATGTTAAGTATGAATTACCTCCAAAAGTTCCGTCATTGTTATATTGAACTTGGGTATTAGCCCCACCTGGAAGGCCGTTGCCGGTGCCTGGGCCTTCGCTCCAACTTAAATTACCTGAACCGTCTGTTTGTAGTAGATACCCATTAATACCACCGCTGATGTGCAAGTTAGACACATTACCTAAATTAACATTGGTTGCACCTTGGAAGTTTGCAGTTGTGTTACTTTTAATAGAAGGAACTGTTAATAATCCGTTAGCACTATTAAAAGTAAATGATGCCACACCACCAAATGCACCCGCATTATTAAATTGCACCTGTTGATTTGTGCCAGCAGGCGTAGTAACCGACTCTAATATCCAATTTAAATTACCTGAACCATCAGTAGAAAGAACATACCCATTGGCTCCACCTGTAATATGAATATTTCCTACATTGCCTAACGAAACATTAGGACTAGATATACTGTTAACATTACCTGTTACATTTAATACTGCGCTAGTATTAACAGTTAAATTGCTATTGACAATAACTGTATTAGAAAATGTTGCGTTACTTGCAGCAATCGTAGTTACAGTCAAAATACTAGTAATATAATCAAACGTAAGCCCAGCTGATCCACCCATTACACCTGCGTTGTTGAACTGAATCTGGGTATTACTACCACCTGGGGTTCCATTGCCACTATCAGTCCAACTTAAATTACCTGAACCATCGGTTTGTAGTACAAATCCGTTAATACCGCCACTAATGCTAACATTAGAAACATTACCTAATGCAAGTCTATTCCCATTCCAAGTGACATTTGGAATGCCACCAAATACACCCGAATTGTTAAATTGTAATTGTGTATTAGAACCGGCAGCACTTGGTACAAACGGTTGACCATTTGCAAAGCGATAGTTGTTTGAATATATAGTGCCCGCAGCAACATTACCTGTTATATTCAAGAAATTAGATACAACGTTTCCGTTGCTATCAACTACCGATATTGCAGGTATGCCAACTGTGTAGCCACCAAGACTATTAAATGGTTCTGACGACATGTTTGTTCCAAAATGTTATATAGTATTTATGCTATCATAATTTTTATGACCCCAATTTTTAAGAATCTAATAAATCTTTTTTCTATAAATACACTATGCTTACACACCAACCAACCAGACCTTTCTGTGAAAAATGTAAAATATCATTATCTAAACCCAATGGTATCAGTAAACATGGATTTAAGCAATGGCACAAGTATTGTGTTCAATGCAGTAAAGCAATGTACAATACTAAATTTGGATACTTGTTACACAAAAAACCCAAATGCGAAAAGTGTAATTTTCTACCAGAAGATAGCTGTCAACTTGATTTGATATACAAAGACGGTGACAACAAGAATAAAACTAGCAAGAATATGCTAACGCTATGTGCCAATTGCAATAGAGTATATCAAAAGAAGCTAAAAGAAAATCGTAAGAGTATACTAGATATAACGGTTGATGCTGATGTTACTATATAAGTTAAAACTATCATAAATACATCTATTACAGAAAACTTATGCAAATTACTAATCTCACTCTTACTTCCGGATTGACTTTTGCTATTCCACCTCCACCCATCTCAGTTGATTATCTGGTTGTTGCTGGTGGAGGTGGCGGTGGTGCAAGGCGAAACATTAACTACGGTTATCAGTCGGCTGCCGGTGGCGGTGGTGCAGGCGGGTTATTATCAGGGTCTGCAACATTAACTGCAGGAACATATACTATAACCGTCGGACCTGGCGGGGCCGGTGGCTCTCTGTCTGTAGGTGGAGGTGACGGCAGCACTGGAGAAAATACTATAATTTCGGGTACTGGATTAGCTACAGTAACCGGGTATGGCGGAGGCTACGGAGGAGGTATATCTGGTGGTTCAGGTGGAAACGGTGGAAACGGTGGTTCAGGCGGTGGAGTTGGAGATGCCTCACAGTATAACGGTGGCAGAACGCCTGGTAAAGGTGTTTATCCGGGCTCTAGTTATATAAGTGCCACAAGACAAGGATACGATGGCGGCCCTGAAAGAAGCACTTCAATTGGTGGAGGCGCCGGCGGTGGAGGCGCCGGCGGTGCGGGAAATGCACAGCTTCCAGACTACGCTGCGAGCGGCGGTGCAGGCGGTGTAGGATTAGAATGGCTAGTATCATCGGGTACATATTATGCCGGTGGTGGTGGTGGAGGACGAAGAACTGGCACAGCTGGAGCAGGAGGTATCGGTGGTGGCGGTGCCGGTGGTAGTAATGCAACTCCTACTGGAGTAGCAGGAACGGTAAATACTGGCGGGGGCGGTGGCGCCGCATCTTCTATGACAAACGGAGTAGAAAGTGGAGCAAATGGTGGCGCCGGTGGATCGGGAGTTGTGATATTCCGATACGCAGCCTCAAGCCGGGCTTTTATAAGTACAACAGGTAGTCCAACCATAACAGTAGCAGATGGATATAGAACATATACATTCACTGGCAATGGCACAATAACGGTTGACTAGTTAGAGAGATAGTAGTATTTGTAATTTCACCGCCTGATTTGCCAATTACAACAGAGTACAACAGAATTGAAAGAAAAATAAGAGTACAGTTGATGCTGATGTTATTATCTAATTTAACGCTAGTATAAATACATCTACTAAGGAAAATATATGCTACTTGCTAATCTCACTCTTACTGCCGGAATGACTTTGGATAATCCAATACTTGTACTAGTTGATTATCTTATTGTTGGCGGTGGCGGCGGCGGTGGACAGGGTGGCGGCGGTGGCGGCGGCATATTATCTGGCAGCTTAACTGCCTTTGGTGGAGTAGCTGCATCTGCATATTCCATCACAGTTGGTCCAGGCGGTACGATAAATCCGCCCGGCGGGTATGGTGGTATTATTGGTACTGCATCGACGGCATTCTCTCTAACCGCACAGCCTGGTGGCGGTGGCGGTGGTATAACCCCACCCGGTGCTCCTAGTGCTTCGGGAACCAATGGCGCTGGTGGTGATTACGGTGGTGCAGGCGGTAGTGGGGTAGCTGGTCAAGGAAATGCTGGTGGTAACGGTCAAGAGTATACAGGTGGTTCTGCACCTCAACCAGGAGGTACTGGTGGCGGACTAGCCGGCGGTGGTGGTGGTGGTGGTGGTGGTGGTGGAGCAGCCGCTGCTGTCGGCGGGGCTGGCGGCAGCTATTCAATTTCCGGAGCATCGGTAATTTATGCAGGTGGAGGTGGTGGTGCCCAGTATGCCCAGGGTGGAGGTGCAGGCGGCGCTGGCGGCGGCGGCGCAGGTGCTGCTTATTTAGGAAATGGTGTTGCTGGAACGGTAAATACTGGCGGGGGCGGGGGCGGTGCTACTGGTAGTAACTCAGGTGGTGCTGGCGGTTCTGGTATAGTCATTGTTCGCACTGCGGACACTGAACCAGCAGCCACTACAACAGGATCACCTACAATAACAGTTGCAGGTGGCTATAGAGTATATAAATTCACTGGTGATGGTACAATAAAATTCAATTAGAGATATAACTTGGCATTTGTAATTTCACCAACTAATGTGTCAATTGCAATAGAGTAAAGTAACAGAAATTAAAAGAAAATTGAGAGTATGTTAATATATAATTCAAAGTTTAGTGTGCTATCATAAATACATCTATTAAAGAAAACTAATGCAACTTACTGGAGGAATCAATTTTGCTGGCGGATTTACTGTTGAGTCACCGCTATCTGTACTAGTTGAGTATCTAGTTGTTGCTGGCGGCGGTGGCGGTGGAAGGAGTACAGGTGCTCCTGGAGCGGGAGGTGGTGCGGGCGGAATGGTTACCGAGATTTCTATTCTTGCTTTTGGAATCCCCCACACTGTTACAGTAGGTGCCGGTGGCGGCGCAGCGCCATCTAGCCAGGCATATGGCCTCAATGGTGTAAATTCTGTTTTTAATGGCATAACATGTATTGGTGGCGGTGGCGGTGGCTACTATACCGGTGCTCTCTTGAATGGAAAAGCAGGAGGATCTGGTGGCGGTGCTAACGGCAACGGCGGTGGCGTTGGTGGCGTGGGAACAGCGGGTCAAGGTAATGCTGGTGGAGTCAGTTCCGGTCAATATGCCGGCGGAGGTGGTGGAAAAGGTGCAGTGGGTGGATCTGCTAACCCGTGTGATGGCGGTATAGGAGGAGAATGGCCAGCATCATCAGGTACATATTATGCTGGTGGCGGCGGCGGCGGCGCAAACGCTGATGGTTTAGCATCAAGTTCTGGCGGTCTTGGCGGCGGTGGCGCTGGTGGTAAGGGCGCCAGTCCAGGTGTGGCGGCAGTAAGTGGTACTGCTAACACCGGTGGAGGTGGCGGCGGTTCTTATTTACAGGCAGCTGGCGCTGGCGGCTCTGGAGTTGTTATTATTCGCTATGCAGACACTAACCTAGCAGCAACTACAACAGGTAGTCCCACAATAACAGTTGCAGGTGGCTATAGAACCTATACATTTACCGGCGATGGTTCAATAACTTTTAATGCTCCAACCGTCCCAGTTGATTATCTTCTTGTTGGTGGGGGTGGTGGCGGTGGACTAGGCGCGGGTGGTGGCGGCGGCATATTATCCGGTATCTTCACTGCGTTAGGCGGACTTTATGGATCTGCATATTCCATTACAGTTGGGCCTGGTGGTCCGATAAATCCGCCCGGCGGTTATGGTGGTATTATTGGTACTGCATCGACGGCATTCTCTCTAACAGCACAGCCCGGTGGTGGTGGTGGTGGGACAACACCTCCCGGTGCTCCTAGTGCTTCGGGAACCAATGGCGCTGGCGGTAACAACAGCGAAGCAGGCGGACTTGGAATACCTGGTCAAGGAAATGCCGGAGGTAACGGTGAAAATTATACGGGTGGCTCTGCTCCTGGTCCCGGCGGGACTGGTGGTGGACTAGCCGGCGGCGGTGCCGGTCGGGGTACTGGCGGCGTTGCTGGATGGCCCGCTGCTGCTGGAGGTGCCGGTGGCAGCTATTCAATTTCCGGAGCATCGGTAATTTATGCAGGTGGAGGTGGCGGTTGCCAGTACAATCAGGGTGGAGGTGCAGGCGGTGCCGGTGGAGGTGGTGCTGGCGGTGGATATCAAGGACCTGGTGTAGCCGGAACAGTAAATACCGGTGGTGGCGGAGGTGGCTCCTATAATAACACAGGTGGTGCTGGCGGTTCTGGTATCGTCATTGTTCGCTATGCAGATACTTACGCAGCAGCCACTACAACAGGATCACCTACAATAACAGTTGCAGGTGGATATAGAGTCTATAAATTCACCGGCAATGGTACAATAAAATTTAATTAGAGATATATAACTTGGCATTTTAAATTTCACTGTCTACAGTGCATATTGGCAATGGTATACATCAAAAAATTAAAAGAAAAGTAAGATGATGTTACTATATAATTCAACGTTTTATGTGCTATCATAAATACATCTATTAAGGGAACCCTAATGCAATTTACCGGTGGATTCAACTTTACAAGCGGATGGTCTTTAACTGGGGGCGGCGGTCCTCCACCTCCATTCTTAGTTGATTATCTTGTTGTTGCCGGTGGTGGAGGTGGAGGTGCGCTTACAGCAGGTGGCGGCGGCGCAGGCGGTTATAGAACCGATACCGGATTTGAAGTTGCGCTTGATACACCTATTACAGTAACCGTAGGTACAGGTGGCGCCGGATCAATACTCTCAGGCATGACTGCAAACGGCAAAGGTGTATCTGGCTTAGATTCTGTATTTTCTACTATCACAAGTGCCGGTGGCGGCGGTGGTGGTGCCTACCCTTCTTTTTCAAATGGCGCTAACGGAGGATCAGGTGGCGGCGGTGGTGTAAGTGAACCAGGCAATGGCGCCGGTGGCACTGGCAATACCCCTAGTACATCACCTAGTCAAGGCAATAACGGAGGTAACGGTAACTATGGTGGAGGTGGTTACTACTATGGTGCCGGGGGCGGCGGAGCTAGTGCAGCAGGAGCCGGAGTTAGCGGTAGTGGTGGACCAAATGCAGGTGGTGCAGGCACTCAAAGTAGTTTAAGTGGTGCTGCTGTTTATTATGCAGGTGGCGGCGGTGGTGGACTTCATTTCCTCGACCCCAGTCCCAGTGTTCGGGCAGCAGGTGGTGTAGGTGGTGGTGGTGGTGGTGGTACAGGTGCAACAGGTACTACTACTGGTGTAAACGGAACAGTAAATACTGGCGGTGGTGGTGGAGGTGGTGGCTGGGACGCGAGTACTGGAAACGGCGGAGCAGGTGGCTCCGGTATCGTAATTATTCGCTATCCAGACACTGAATACGCTTCAGCTACTACAGGCTCACCCACAGTAACAGTTGCAGGTGGCTATAGAATCTATAAATTCACCAACTCTGGTACAATAACATTTTCTAAGTCGCCGGCTCCTCCACCGACAACCGTCTCAGTTGATTATCTGGTTGTTGCTGGCGGTGGCGGTGGCGGTGCTATTACATCCGGTGGCGGTGGAGCCGGTGGTTATAGAACTGCTACTGGGTTTGAAGTTACGCTTGATACACCTATTACAGTTACTGTAGGTACAGGTGGAGCAGGTGCAACAATCTCATCAGGTACGACTACAAGCGGCAAAGGTGTATCTGGATTAAATTCTGTATTTTCTACTATCACAAGTGCAGGCGGGGGCGGTGGTGGATCATATGGGTCTGGTGCTGGGTTTGCAAATGGTGCAGCTGGAGGTTCTGGTGGTGGTGGAAGTATAGGCGAACCGTCTCTTAATGGCGCCGGTGGCACTGGCAATACCCCTGTTACATCACCTAGTCAAGGCAATAACGGAGGTAACGCTAATTATGGTGGAGGTGGTTACTACTATGGTGCCGGGGGCGGCGGAGCTAGTGCAGCAGGAGCCGGAGTTAGCGGTAGTGGTGGACCAAATGCAGGTGGTGCAGGCACTCAAAGTAGTTTAAGTGGTTCTGCTGTTTATTATGGTGGTGGTGGCGGGGGCGGTATTCATTATGTTGATCCTAGTAACAGTGTTAGGGCGGCAGGTGGTGTAGGTGGTGGTGGAGGTGGTGGCACTGGTGTAGCTGGTACTACCGCAGGGGTAGCCGGAACTGTTAATACTGGCGGTGGTGGTGGAGGTGGTGGCTGGGACGGGACTTCTGGAAACGGCGGAACAGGTGGGTCCGGTGTAGTAATTATTCGCTATGCAGACACTGAATACGCAGCAACTACAACAGGATCACCTACAATAACAGTTGCAGGTGGATATAGAATCTACACCTTCACCGGCAGCGGCACAATAACTTTTAATTCGGCACCACCCCCAACCATCCCTGTTGATTATCTGGTTGTTGCCGGTGGTGGTGGTGGTGGCAGCTTTGCTGGTGGTGGCGCTGGTGGTTGTCTAACTGCTACCGGGTTTGCAGTTGCCCTTGCTACACCTATTACAGTTACTGTAGGTACAGGTGGTGCAGCATCAACCGCTAGTACTAATGGAGGAAACGGAAATCCATCTGTTTTTTCAAGTATTACTACATTAGGTGGCGGTGGAGGTGGTTCATTTAGTAATTCGGCACCAAACGGATTAGCTGCAAGTTCAGGAACAACCGGATCCGGGGGTGGGGGTGGAACAACGGCTACGAGTCCATATCCAGTTGGTACTGTGGGTTTTGGCACAAGTCCACAAGGGTATAATGGAGGTTTGGGAGTAGCCGGTGCCTATTGCGGCGGTGGAGGAGGTGGGGCCGGAGGTACTGGATTTGCCGGTACAACAAGTTCTCCTTATATTGGTGGGAACGGAGGTATTGGAATAACATCTTCCATGTCGGGTGCAGCAACAAATTATGCCGGTGGCGGTGGTGGTGCGGGACTCAATACCGCCGGTACTAATTCATATGGTGGCGGTACTGGCGGGACCCAGGCGAGCCAGCCAGCCCTATCTGGTGGAACAGTTAATACTGGTGGCGGCGGTGGTGGTTCATATTCTAGTTCAGGTGGTCTTGCAGGCGGTTCTGGTATAGTAATTGTTCGCTATGCAGATACTTACGCAGCGGCAACTACAACAGGCTCACCCACAATAACAGTTACAGGTGGCTATAGAATCTATAAATTCACAGCCTCAGGTACAATAACTTTTAATTAGAAAGAGAGAAATATAAAATGGCACATTTCGCAAAACTTAATGAACATAACATTGTACAGGATGTACATTGTGTTCATAACAACGAATTGTTAGAAAATGGAGTTGAATCTGAGGAAAAAGGTATCAACTTCTTAATTACATGGAGCGGTGGACATACATATTGGAAACAAACATCTTATAATGGCAATTTTCGTAAAAACTATGCCGGGGTTGGTTATACATATGATAATCTACGCAATGCGTTTATTTCACCAAAACCACACGCAAGCTGGATTATGAATGAAGATAATTGTCAATGGACAGCTCCTACTACAATGCCCACTGATGGTAAACAATATCAATGGGATGAACCAACATTGGCTTGGATAGAAGTACTCAACAGTATACTATAATTAAAAAAGGCACTCAGGGTGCCTCTTTTTGTTTTCTTTCTGGTGAAATATGGTATCTATGCCGGGTTTCGCCTTTTACAACCTAATCATCTGAATCATCACGTTGGCAAATATCATCTGCTTCAGAATGAGTAATTACTTCATCTAACAACTCAGTGGTACTCCATCCGCTATTAGTGAGCGTTTGAATACATGACACAAACAAACTAAAAATTGTAGCGGTGTAATCAAACCCAAGTTGAACATTTTCTTTGGCATACAGTTGTTCTAAGGCATTAGCTGCTTCAGCACCGCATACATCTAAATCAAAATGGTAAATCGTACCATCTGCTAATACTTCTACAATTTCTGTGTCTTTCATTTTATTTCCTTAAGTTGATCATTACGAATCTTTTCATATTGTCTTGAGTTCATTTCGTTTCCTTTAATTTACACTTGTCACCGGCATTATCCAAGTTCTTGTGCCACAATTCCAAATTCGTAAATAGCCAAGCTCATCCATTATAACTTTCTCCGTTTTACTAGGATCATGCCCGGCCTTTACTAAAGTATGTTTTGCGAATTTGTATCTATGATATGATATTTTCTTGACAGGATCATAGTACCAGTACCCGGCTTTATTATCCTTTTCCATGGTAAATCCTAATTTAACATACATAGCACCAATGCTGTATTGGTTGTCTGAGTAACTTACTATTTGGATTGGGGTGTGGTCTATTATGAACTTCTTCAATAGCTTGCTTGCTCCGCCCATCACTGAACTGCTAGTTGCATAGCGTACTAGTTCGTATGTTCCGATCCCTCTATCTTTTCCAATTCCGATTCTGTTTTTTGAAAAAGTCATTAAAGCGACAATAACATCGTTGTAAGTTAGTCCATAACAATACTGAGCTACACAATATCCCTGAACATGATTTTTATCTAAAAATTCCTTTGTTTCAGCCGGCTTCAATTGAATTATTTTTGTCTGCCGAGCACCAATCTTATCGGTCTGCTTCAAGTTGATTTGATTTTTGATCTTTTCTTTCCAAATAGCTTTCTTACTACTCCATGAGTTACCAAAAATAGTAAATAGAGTAATTCCATTTTCTTCACATTTTTTAAACTTGTCGTAATGATATGTGCTTGTTATGTGTGGAACTTTATCGTGGTGCCAATACTCACCGTTGTACTCTATAGCTAGATTAAAATCTGGCAAAAATATATCAAGCTCTTTTCCTATTAGTTTTCTGGTATTAGTAACTATATTACTAATTCCCAATTCTTTTAAAAAATAAACAATTTCCTGTTCAAATGTTGACTGGTATGGTACTCTAAATCCATGCGAAGTTAGATATCGGTATACTGTATGTACATGCACTTTGCATTTATCTGCAACTTGTTCCGGAGTATATCTAGGATATAATAAGGTTAATTGATCTTTATCCTTAAGTAAATTTAAATTTGGATTTTGTTTGTCATCAGTTAGCGACCATGTATTCTTAACTCCATACTTCTGCAAACATGTTTCTTCACATTTCTTTCTGTTATTGAAGTTTGGATCACCGTGTTTATTTTGCTTGGTATCTTTTATCCTAGATGTAATAGCTGCAACTTTGTCGTGATCAGTGTAAAATAATGAGTGTGCAACTAATGCAGTCTCTGTTTGAGCATTGTTGGTTACACCGTATTTTTCTAATGTAGTTTTCTCCCTCTTTTGATTTTCTTGATCAATCGCATCAGGTGTTCTTTTCGCTTTTGCGATCATAACCTTGTTACTAACAGATTCCCTTGCACATTCACATACCCCTGCCGGGCCGCAGAATCCAAACCCAATCGTGATGTTTTTAAACTTCATCTGACTACCAAACTTACAAATGCCTGTCTGCTGGGTAAGCGAACTATAGATATGGTCTGCCCAGTTTGAAGTGTCAGGTAATTTTGAATTTAGTTTAACCCAAGTTCGCATTATCTCAGATTTTTTAATCATTGCTGAGTAATGCTTTGGATACTTGTTAATTAGTTCTTTGATTTCGTTCATGCTACTTTTGTACCTGTTCTCGTATTTAGCACTATACAACATTTCACTACTGTTAGATACAAAAAAGGGCGCCGAAGCGCCCTTTTGTTGCTTTGTATTACGGCAAGCAGTCGCCGTAATACACCTGAAATTTATTGGAATGTAAGGTTAGAAACTGCAATTTCTCCAACATAATCGGCAGCATTGCCGAAACTTGAGGCAGTATTAGTAAGCTCTATGTAGCCATAACGAGTCATAAATGAAACCACTGGCTCGAATGTGCTAGGGTCAAGAACAACACCAGAACTCATTAACGGGATGTAAGGGCAATAGAATGCCGCTGCATCTGTTTCTGAAGAACCTTTATAGCCAACCAATACAGGTTGTGTATCCGGTGCATAGCTATTTACGAACACACGCATAGCGCCATTCAATGTACCAACGAACTTAGTGTTTGTAGGTGCTTCAAATGTACCTTCTGTAGTACGAGCGAATGCTGAAGTAGTAGCAGACTGAAGAACAGTCAAGCTAGCTGGAGAGACCACAGCCCAATTACCAGCGCCACGACGAGTACGTTGAGCGATCAAGTTAGCGACACGATTGATAAGAACAGCCAGAGCGGCGTGTTCGTCACCAACGAATGTAGCAGTACCAGACACAGTAGCTTGATTGTATGTGAACTCAGTAGTAGCCAGAGTAGCAAGAGACAAGAGAATTTCTTGGTCAATTTCAGCAGTAATTTCTTGTGCTAGTGCTGCCATGATTTCTGCTTCAACGTCGATCCCATGTTGAGATTGAGCGTCTTGAGCAGCTTCAAATGTCCAACGTGCTTGCAATTTACGTGACTTAGCTTCAACAGCTTGACGTAGAATCTGAACACTGATTTGACGACCGCCATTGCCTTCAAGAGCAGCAGTGTCATTACCGGTGTAGTAGCTAGTTGTGTCACCACCTGCACCACTTGGTTGGCGTGAATAAGCCTGAGCGATCAAGAATGGACTTAATGCTTCTTGACCAGCGACTACGCTAGTTTGAGCAGCACTATTGTCTGTTAATGACTGAGCATAACGAACACGTAGAGTGTGGATCTGACCAACTGGTCCTGTCATTGGCTGAACGCCTACCAATTCGTTAGCGATAACGGTTGGCATAACACGACGAATAACTGGAAGAATCACACGGTTTAGAGTAGCGATGTTACCAGCTGTTGTTGTACCGGCTGAAGATTCAGCAAGTAGTTGCTTTTTAGTGTTTTCTAAGATAACACCCATTGTTGAACGGCGAGTTCCTTTTAGACCTTCTAACAGGGCTTCCTTGGTCTCGTTCCAACGGCCTTCTAATAATACTTTTGACATTTTATATTCTCCTAAATTATGTCTTTTTATAGCCCTGCCAGACGCTTGATATCAATAACGTTATCACGTTGATCCATATCTACTTCTTGTGTTTTGGCAGCTTTATCACCAGTAACTTCTTTAACACTTTCACGTAGAGTAGTCTTATTAGACTTTCTTTCTGTTCCACTGTTTAAAACTGCTGGTAGATACTTGTCGAAAGTGTTTTGCAATTTTGGTGTTTGCACACTTTCTAGTAAGTCCTTCATTACAGATGCTTTCTCTGCGTTTAACGGAGCAAGTAAATCGCTCATCATTTTTTCACGCTGATTAGACTCTTTAATAATACGAACTTCACGTTCTTTTGTCTCAATCAATTTTTTAGATTGACCAATTACTTTGATAGATTCAGCCAACTGTTGGTCTTTCAATTGTAGAGCATTCATAAGTTTACGTGTTTCAGCTTTATCATTTAGATGAGTAACCGAGAACTCGCTTGCAAAACTTTCAAATATTCTACGTCCAAAATTGTTCTCACGAGCAACCTTGATATCTTCCTTCAATTGTCCTAATTCACCCTTAAGATGTGATGTTACAACAGTATTCAACCTTTTAGCAGATTCACTCACGAAACGTGACTTCAATCTTTCAAGTTGTTTACGACCTTCAGCAACTAACTTAACCTTAGCTTCAACCACAGCTTGTTTGTCTTGTGTGAATTCTTTAATTTCACGTGCCAAAGCATGAACAATAAATTGTTCAAGTTTAGATTGACTTTCCATTTGTAGTTTGCGTTCACTGCGTAATTCTTTAATTTCTTCAGCTAGTTTAGTAACCATGAAATTATTGAATTTAACTGCATTTTCACGCAATTGTTGTTTAGCCTGTACGCGGTCTTCGTTCATTGATTGTCTTTCAGATTGAAATTCGGAAATTTCTTCTGAAAGACTTTCTGTAACCATTTTATCTAGGGCTTCTACCATTACGATTCTGTCATGTTCATAACGTTGTGCGAATTCTTCACGTAATTCAACACGTACTTGCTCACGTGCCTCATGTAACTTAGATTCCCAGGCTTCGTTTAGTTCACGGCCCACGTCCTCGTTGATAAGTCCACTTTCAAGTAATGGCTTGATAGCATCAAACATTTCTGTTTCCCCTTTATTTAATTTTGAGATCATTGATGAGGCGCATTACTTCCCCTTTCAAGTATTTCTCCACTTTCTTGTTGCCTTGAGCATCTTTTGCAATATCCAACAATTTATGACCATGACGCATATTCATCATACCTTCATAAATTGCCTTAGGATAAGCCTGAGGCGCACTTGGTTGTGCAACAATATCCACAGTGACTATTTCAAAGTCACTTACTTTTCCGTTCATGTCGTCCACGTTACCGCTGCCACGACTTGAAACGCCGAGTTTGACACCACTCTCCAGCATAGTAGCAACTAGTTGCCCCATTGGAGTTGGTAATATCTTTAACTTTCCGAACCCGTTAGCGCCGTCCATCCACATGCTTGTAATCATATGTGATACACGATCTAGGTTGATTTTTAAGTCATCTGGGTGATCTACTTCACCTAATACTGAATGACCATCTGTAATCTGTTCGTTTAATGTTTGTACAGCGGATTCAATTTCGGAAACGGGGTAAATACGCTCGTTAGCGTTCTTTACCCCGCCCTGAATGAAAATTCCTTTCATATAAAGGTTTTTCTTATCGCCTTCACTTACACTTTCAACCACCATGCTAGCACGGTCAAAAGTTAAGTGCTCCTTGAGATACAAAGCCATTCTCTCAGATTCCTTACTTAATAATACGCTTTACTGGCTTGCGTGATTCAGCTACAGGGCTTTTAGTGTTTGTACCGCTAGCTTGTGACTTTGATGGAGCCGGAGCCTTTTCTAAGTCAGCGTTGTTTTGTGCTGGAGCGTTTTTAAATGAACCAGCGCCTTTTACTTGTCCTTCGCCTTTTGAGTAGAAGTTACTAGCACCTTTAGGGCCTGTAGGAACTGCCTCACTAGCACCACTGAACTTAACTGGACGACTTGCCATTCCAGCTTGACCGCTGTTGGTTAAACTTGTGCTTTTTGTGTTTTGACCGTTATCACCGTGAGTTACAGAAACTTTCTTCAAAGTAATTGCTTCCATCATAGCTTCATCGTCATCACCCATAGCCATGTCGTCATCGCCCATATCCATGTCATCGCCGTCGCCCATATCCATGTCATCGCCGGCGCCCATATCGTCATCGGCCATATCAGCATCGCCATTGCCCATGATTTCTTCAAATTCAGCCATCAATTGGTCTAACTTATCTTCAATGCTTACTAGACGATCTTCTGTACCTTCAGCTTCATCACCCATGTCATCATCGGCTTCGATATCAACGATATCGTCATCACCTTCGTCATCAAAGTCAATTTCTTCATCTTCTTCTTCAGTCATGCCTTCTTCTTCAGCAGAGATTTCGTCCATCATCTGACCTACTTGACCGCCCATGCCTTCATCCATTTCATCGGACATTATATCTTCATAGATTTCGCGGCTTTTTTCAACTACGATATCGTGAAATAATGCACGAGCTTGTTCTTCATTCTCATTAATAATCAAATCAATAAGTTGTTCAAATTTTTTGTGGTCCATTGTTTGTTTCTCCTAAGTAATGGCTTGTGTATTGTACTTATGCTATACATTTAAAAAATGCTTAATAAGATAGCATTTTTTGCATTATTAGGAGAGATAGAAAGTTTTACTCTATTGAGGTACGGCTTCTGGCTTTACACCATATTGTTCATGTACTTTTTTGATATATTTTGATTTTTCAAAATTCCTAACATCCAACATTTTTCTAAGTTTGCGAATCTGTCTTAGTGTTAGTTTTGTTTTGCGGCTTTCTTTCCACTTTGGACTAGAGTTATCAGCAGCTAAATCTTGATAGCCTTCAACCGCAGGATTAAACATTTCCATCAAAATCATAATATTTCTCGCATATGTTATTTATCTTACATTCCAGTATCTGCTGGGGCAGGCTGTCCCCCAGGAGTGTTGCCTACAGGTCCCACTACTTCCGGTCCAGTTGGTTGTTCGCCTTCTTCTGGGTTATTTTCAATTCCGTCAGCAGTTTCTAAATCACTTTCTATGCCGCCGGCGCTAACACCAATATTACGCAAATCGCTACTTGATGCTTCAACCTCAGCATCTTTGCCGTTTTCTTCGCGCCACATCTTCTCGTTCTTGTTGATTTCTTCTTCACTTAATCCCAAGAATCGTTCTAGTGCAAAGCGTTTACTGATATAAGGAAATGCTTCCATACTAGCAAATGTACTTACCCGTGCGTTATCTAGTTCGCTTTGGCGATAAGCTGCAAAATTTTGAGGTGGATTAAATTCCAATGTAAATAACCCACTATCAATATTGAAACCTCTCCAACGCAAAAATAACTTGAATTCTTCATCTAACTTATGGCTCATGTACTTCTGTAGTCGTTCGCAATATTGATTGAAGCGGAACTCTTGGATCATTGCTGTTCCAACACGACCATCACTTAATGGTGTAGTATTATCATCAGGACCAGTTGGTAAATATGAACTTGGTACACGCAAACCACGGGCTAATCTGTTATTGAAGTATTTCAAGTCATCAATTTCACCAAGATTTTGTCCACCTGGCAATACTTCAACACTACTTCCTCTGCCGTCTGCTGTTACTGGAAAGAAGTAATCCTCATTCATTGAAAGTGGCGAATAACTAGCATCAACGATCGCTGATCCGCCATTGGTGCTAGGAATTCGTCTTTGATGAATCTCATTTTTAATACGCTCAACAAAAGCCATGGCCAAATGACTTGGCATATTTCCAACGTCAATCTTAAACATTCTCCGTTCTGGTGCGCGTTGTACACGATAGATAAGAACCGCATCTTCTAGTAATTCTTTCTGCTTATAAACTTTGAAAATGTTCTCTAGTATTGATTGACCAAATGGCCAGAATCTATCTAATCCTTCAGTTAAACTCAAGTGAACAATGTGTTTAGCGTCAATTGCTGATTCACTTTGTCCTAATGTAAAACGAGATCCAGTAGTATTGTAGGGCATACTTGGAACAGTATATCCACCACCGCCCCCGCCGCCTGAACCTCCACCTGTACCACCCAAGCCTGTTGCTGGATTGGCAGCAAAGTCTGAGTTAGTTTTCTGTGCTACAGTAAGATTCTGTAGATTTATATTAATGTCTTTGATAACATATTGTTCTGGCTTTTTGCCTTCGCTTTCATTAACAATAACTTTGATTACTTTAGTATTATCAATCCAGTATAGTTTGAAGTTTTCTGGATCTCGGACGAATACTTGATCTCCGTACTTGATTGTATTACGGAAGATTTTGAATGTTCTTGTTCCAAATTCGTTTAGTTTACACCATTGTTGTAATTGTTTCTTAAGCAATTCTACTTCGTGAGGAGTTGGATCTTCTGCAAATGCTAGATTGAATGGGGTATCATTGTGTTCGTTTTTCTGTGTACTGAATTCTGAAATGATATCTAAACAGGCGTTTATCTCGGCGTCAACATCCATCATTTCATATTGATTATAGCGTTCAATGCGATTTGGGTGACCTGTATATACTTCAGGGAGTCTACTCATGTAGTTTTTATAACCCATTTCGTGATTATTCCAACCGCCAGTAGATGAACCATTTTGTCCTGGACTACCATTCCAGGTGCCAGAGTTGCTATTTCCGCCACCAATGGGGCTAGAGATACCACTTTTATTCGTAAAACGTTTTTTGTAGGTCATAATATTATCTAGTATTTAGCGTTAAACCATAGCTTTTACTAATTTGTCAGAGTAATTATTACCCATGTCCAATCTGTCAATCATTTCATCCATTTTAGAGGACATCATTTCAAAAATATTGGACATCAAATCAGTTGTATTATATTGTTGTGAGTTACTATTATTATTTACCACTGACGATAATGGGGTTTTGTCAGGTGAATTGGTTTCCATTTTTATTGTAGAAGATGGGTCTGGCATTGGTACAATCGCTTCTCTACCATGCAATTCTACAGCGTATCCTGATTTAGGTCCATCAAATAAACCCCCATCAAATGCTTTAGGCATTGCCAATTCTGCATGAAAATGCCCACCGGTAGCTTTTTTACTAGGGTTATCATATTCATTTTCTACTTTAGATAATCCCATTCCTTTCAGCATACTAATAATTGTATCACTCCGTTCTTTTGAGGGTTTCTGCCTACCTGGTCCAGGATTTACTACAAAGTCAAATGCTAGGCCTTTAGTATGTTTACTCGCCGGTGATTTTTCTTGATGATATTGATCGTTGAACCCTGAAAAATATTCAAATCCAGGTATACTTGCTTGAGCTTGTTTTGCTATTTCTATAAGTTTTGGATCTACACTAGAACCCTCTTTTTGTACATCACCGCGTTTAATTGTTAGTCCGGCATCGGTTAGTTGTTCCCTTCCGGTTAGGCCTTTGACTCCCTCTGCCTTTTTTTCCAATGCCTCTCTTCCGCCAAAATCTTTTATATCTCTTGCCTTACCATTATCTAAAACATTTCTGGCCTCTTGAGGCGTAAACATTTGTGTTTTTGAATAATTAGCTGCAACTGGAACTGGCGCTCCTTGCTGTCCTACTTTTTGTACATCACCGCGTTTAATTGTTAGTCCGGCATCGGTTAGTTGTTCCCTTCCGGTTAGGCCTTTGACTCCCTCTGCCTTTTTTTCCAATGCCTCTCTTCCGCCAAAATCTTTTAAATCTCTTGCACTAGGGTTTCCGTCTAAAATATTTCTGGCCTCTTGAGGCGTAAACATTTGTGTTTTTGAATAATTAGCTGCAACTGGAACTGGCGCTCCTTGCTGTCCTACTTTTAGTGCCGTTGGGTCCGATGATGCCCCGGTGTTACTGCTGCGCTTACCCACATCATCATTTTTACCTGCAAATTTGTTAACCGCATCTGAAAATATGTTTGTAGCACCCATAAAATTGTTAGACACTTCAATCAACCGATTATCAGCAGCAATATTATCTTTTACTTGCTGTTCTCTTAGCAACTGTGCCTTTTTTCCCTCTTCATCAGTTGCCTTTTTCTGTGCAACTAAGAAATCCTCAAAGAACTTATTATATTCAGGAGTGCCTTCTACTAATCCCTTTTTAGCCGCCTCCTCTCTCCCAGTCTTTTCTTGCAGTTTAACAGCAGTGGTCATGTCGGCTGCTTTTCCAAATTTACCTCCAGTCATTCCTGGATCTACTCCGGTTCTTGCAAAACCTAAAGCAGTTCTTTCATACGCGGTCTGTGTTTCTTTTGCTAGTTGGCGCGTTAATTCTATCGTTGTTGCTGTACCTTTATCAAGTTTTTTAAAATAATCATTACTATACATTTGTCTTGCTATTACAGTATCGTCATCTGTTACTGCTCCACCACTTGCACCTAATTTAGCTACACCTGCAGATTCTTTTGTTAATCCCCTTTCTTGTAATACGACAGCTTGTTGTAAATATCTTTCTAATTTTTCAGATTCTTCTGTGTTGCCCGACGCTTGAGCAGCCATCATAGCGGCCCGTAATTGCTCAATTGCCATTACAGCACCACGAGCATCTTCCTGTTCTTTACGACTAGATCCCAATAAAGTAGCAGTTTTGTCTAATTCTTCTAAATACTTTCCTGCACCAGTTGCCAATTCAGTTACTGTTTTTCCTTGTAGTAATCCTAGTCGTGCTTGCAAAGCCATATACTTTGCTGTTTCTTCTGCTTGTTCTTCTATTGAAATTCCTAAATTACGAAAATGATTTCCTAGTTTAGCAGTCATTTCACCCGTAACTGATGCAAATTTATCTACACCTGCGGCTGCACCTCCGGCAAACAAACTCATTTCTTTTTGACTAGTCTTAAGTACCGAGGTAAACTTATCAATATCTTTTAATGCAAATCCTGCTTTATGTGCATTGTCTTTTAGTCCAGTAAGACCCTGAGAACCAACTAGACCAGCTTTACCAATATTCATGTACGAGTCGTACAATTTATCGTTTAACTGATTACCAAGTTTACGGTCTTGTGCTTCCTTCTCTTTCTTAAGCTGCTGATCTTTTAAGATTGCAGCACCACCAAGCCCTAGCAGAGTCGCTAATGCAAATAAACCTATTGTCACTAATGACACCGGAGCAGCTACCGCGGCAAGTCCAAAAGCGGCGGATAGTGCAGGAATCTTCAGTGCCCCCATTGCAAGTGCTGTGGTGCCGGCGGCTGCACCCACAGCAAAGAAACTGCTACTAGCAGTTCCTATCGAGGTGGCTTGAGAGTCCAGTACTGCTAATTGTTCAGTACTCGCCAGAGTAATTCCATCTGCGGCGGTTACCAAAGCAGCATTGTAGGCCATCATACCTGCGTATGCAGCTTTAGTGCTATCTACAATATAATTGAATCCAGCAGAAACAGCAGTTGTGCCTAATTCCATTAATGCAAATTTACCTACTACCTTAGCAGTAGCGTCAGCATTACCTGCAGCAGCTTCTAATTGTTTGGTCTTATAAAGAGCAATTGCCCCTGTCACAGAATTTATGCTGGTGATCATTGAAGCATAATTTTTTTCTGCGTTTTTTAAAGTATCTATTTCACGATCTTTTGCTTTTTGCAACATTTCAGCAGCGTGTATGCTATCATATTGTGTTTTTGTTAAGGCAACAGTTGACTCAAGCTGATCTTTTAATCCTCCTAATGTTTTTTCATAAAGGGAAGTTTGTTTTCTTTGTTCTAACTCTGCTTTCTGCTGTGCTGCTGTCAGTGTATCAAACGCAACACCAGAGTCCTTAATTTTTTGTATAACCGCGTACTCCGCATCGACCCGTTGGTCCTCTAATAGTCCCCTCTTCAACATCATTTTTTCGTTCTCAAAGCCGTATGTTTCAAATGCTTGTGCTATCAAACGGTCAAATTCTTCAGTTCCAGTTGCCATATTAATTTTATCCTTATTTTTAAATAATAAATAGTTCAATAGTATTTATTATTTATAAAATACATATTTAGGAGAATATACATTGAACAACCCACTAAGACAATATTTCCGTAGACCTGCATTTTATGTGTCGTTACCTAGTAAAGGCACATTTTACCCACAGGGGTCAATTGAAATGCCAGAAAACGGTGAATTACCGGTTTATCCCATGACAGCCATTGATGAAATTACTAGCAAAACACCTGATGCTTTGTTCAATGGTATTGCAATATGTGACATTATAAAAAGTTGCGTTCCAGCAATAAAAGATCCTTGGGCAATGCCTAGCATGGATATTGATGCTGTATTGATTGCTATTCGTGCCGCTACCAATGGAAGTGAGTTAGAAATAGAATCTACATGTCCCGCATGTGAAGAAGAAGCTACGTATGGAATAAATTTAATTGGATTGTTGTCAGTAATGAGTTCAGGTGATTATTCCAGTACATTGAATTTAGGTGATTTAAAGATTAAAATTAGACCATTAAATTACACAAACATCAATGACGGGAACTTAGCTCAGTTTAACATACAACGTGAAATTGTAGCATTGGAAAACATGACTGATGAAGCAGAACGTAAAGAAAAATCTAGCACGATGATGCTTAAAATTTCCAAAATAAATATAGAGGTTATGTCCAATAGTATTGAGTATATAATAATACCCACAGGTGAACAAGTGGATAATAAAGAATATATTGCGGAATTTTTAGGAAACTGCGATAAAAATACACATGATACTATTAGAAAACAAATAGGAACATTGAGAGAACATTCTACAACTAAGCCACAAAAAATTAAATGTATTCACTGTGCCAATGAATACGAACAACCTCTAGCATTAAATGTAACTGATTTTTTCGGATAAGGCTTCTATCTCTTTCCCCAGAAGGGGTACAGAAGCTATTAGACGGTATGGAAAAAGAGTGCAAAGATATTAAGAAAAATGCATTGAAGTATTCTTGGTATATGCGAGGTGGGGTATCATACGAGGACGTATTAAATATGAGTCCTGATGAACGTTTGGCTATAAGTCAGATTGTAGAAGAAAACTTAGAAACCACTAAGAAAATTCAAATGCCATTTTTCTAATTATAGCCGTAAATATTCATTTATACATTTTGAGTTGTTTCAATAACAGATGAACTACGTTCATCAAAGAACTCACTGCGTTCGTTCTTTGTTTTTACGGTACTCAATTGTTTTATACTGTAATGGTTTAGATATCAATTGCCGATTAGAGAGCCATGGTAGTGCAAATTTGCACTACCAATGGGTAAAAGTGTGTTTGCCACGACCGTCGACCTTTGCATTCTATTCCCCGTATAATTGCCTATTTCTGACATTATACGCAACCGGTTGTCCTGTAATGTTTTTGGGACTGTAGTGAAGCTGCCAATGTCTTTCAATTGGTCCTTCGACAACGCATGTTCTATATCCGCAAGATAGAGTTGGATATAGACTCATTGAAGGTTCGCTTTGACGAGAGCCTTCTCGGTTTTCCATGAATATTGCTATTCATGTATACTCCAGATCCGTCAGCACAGCACAATCTGTACAAACTCAAGGAGGACCCACAAACTGAGCCAGCAAATTGTTACTATATATTAGATATTAATTGTTAATTGAGAATTATTTTTTGTTGACTTGGTGTCGATGGAACAATATGATTTTAATAAATCAGTATTGTGTAAGAAGAAACTATCAAATTCAAAAATCATCCAGTCTCCGTGTTTTTGAGATGTATAATAAGTGAAATTATCGGCAACCCATGTTAATTTGCTTTGTACAGCAATATAACGACCTTTACGATTAAACTTCATAAAAAGAATGTTCAAATCATTGGGGTCGGCCACATCCATAAGTTGCCCGATCCATGCATCTATTACTTTACATTCCCCTGTAAGCAATAGATGAAAAGGAAAGTCGTTTAGTGTTTCAACATTGAAATTAATTCTATCACGATTAAATGACAGTAATAAAGTGTTGATTTCTTCGTCTACGGTAACTGACATTTCACTTATCATCTTATATTTACTCTATCTTTTTCATTGCCTATTTTTTCATCTTCGCTTCTTCTGGCGTCTCTCCGGGCGGGATAAATTTTATCCCAGAAATTAGTCCATTGTAGTACTTTCTCTCACCGTTGGGTAATCTAGTTCTAAGAACCTCTTCATTTATCTGGAGTTTAACTTCAGCGTAAACTAACGAGGCTCTGGTCTTGTGAAGGGACACTATTTCAAATTTATAATTATTTTTGCCCAAAGCAGAGATTGCTAAATTTAATCGCACAGAAGATCCTGTATATGTTTTCCAGTCAGATTCCTTAATCACTTTTTTCTTATTTACTTTACCCTTGACTGTTTTTCTCAAGTGTTGATGTAGTTGTTTTTTACCTAAATATTCCATACCGGAAGATAATTCAGTTATCCTATATAGGAAACCAAACCATTCATCAATATTGAAATCATGAGGGAACTCCCAGTGACCTTTGTGCATGTGTCATATTTATACTCATTCTATATCCACTAAGTTATTGTATTGTGTAAAACCATTTTCTTTCACAACTTTCAGCACATTAGGTACCCTATTTACTAATTCCTCTTTGTGCGAAACAAGCCATATTGATTTGTGTCTGCGGCGAGACATATCCTTTAGAATCGCCAGAGAATTTTCAACCCCAACACTATCTGTGCCGTTATCCAACAGTTCGTCAATGAACAACACATTTATGGGTTGATATAAGTTTTCCCAAACATCACGGAATGCCCAAGACAATGATAGAATAACTCTATTCATTTCTCCCCTTGATAAATTATAAAAGTCCATTTCACGACCCAATTCCGTAATCTCAACTTGCAAATCATTTTTAAATATTACTTGATGGGGAAGTCCAATTTTATCTAAGTAATGCGTTAATCTACTATTCAAGTATGCCAGATTTTGATCAATGATCTTCTTACGAACAAAACTATCTTTACTAGTTAAAATATCAAGCAAGAATTTCTGATGTTCCATAGTGCGGGTCAACCGATTAATCTTGTCAAAATTAATCTCTTGTAATGCTTGATTTTCCATCTCGGTAATCTGTTCATTATATGGGTCAACATCTTCACTTTTTCGTTCAATATCTTTAATTGTATTAGCCACTTTACTACGATGTTCAATTGCCTGCGATTCAGTATCATAATGAGTTTCTGGCTGACGCCCCAACTCAAGCTCCGTATATTCTGCTAATTGATCAGAAAAAGGATTAGCTTCTAGCTTTTTATCTTCCCAAACTGTTTTCAAGTTACTTAGGTCGCTACTATGTCTGATTGCTTCAGCTTCGGTTTTGTACAAAGTGGTAGGCTTCATCCCCAAGTCTTTTATAAGTGCTTGATTAGTAGCTACACTAGTTTGTAATTCATTAATCTGCACCACTGCATTACCCAACAGTTCTTGCTTATCAATTAACACCTTGGCGTGACTGTCATCATGGAAGTCTTGTCCACACGCATAACAAGTATGATCTTCTAATAACTCAACTTCTTTTTCAAGTTTAGAAATTAATTCTTTTTCTTTTACTATACTTTTGGTTAGTGTAGAAATCGTACTAGCAATAGTAGATTGACTGATAAATTCGCGTGACCACTCGTTCAATTTAGTCCATGCTGCTAGTTCATCTTCAATGTTATAGCGATTCTTATCTACATATATTTTATCAGCAGCAGATACATCACTGTCATGCTTTTGTTGCCAGGCCAAAGACCGAGCAAACAATGAATTATAAGCATCCTGTTGTTTTTTCTTTTCGTTCCAAGCTGATAATGCGGTATGAGACTGTAATTCAATATCAATATCAATAATAATCAACCGTTGATAATCAATAGCAAGTTTCTCCAAGTCCTCATCGTGCTTCATCTTCCACAATTTCTGTCTACGTTTAGTAGCATCAATTTGTTCTTGTACACGTTTGTTGGCCTCTTCAATTGCTTTTACATTAAATTCTTCTTGTTGAATATGATCTTTACTATCTTTGACCATTCCTTTAATGATTTCTGCCTTCTCACTAAGTAAAGTAATGCCCAATAGTTGTTCAATGATAGCACGTTGTTCATTATTTTTTAATGCAAGAAACGGTTCGGAATAGGTGTTGAGTGCCACAATATGCTGAAACATATCGCTACTCATATGAATCACTTTTTCAATTGCCACTTGGGTTTCTTTGTTTTCGCCCTGGGCATCATCATTTCCCCTTTGTAAATCATTATTCACATAGAATCGTAAAATGTTTGGCTTTCGTCCGCGTTCAATCTTATAATCAATTCCACCGGCATTAAACTCTAATGTTACCATCATGTTTTTGCCATTAGTACGATTAACTAGATTATCTTTACGAATATTGTTAATAGGAACACCGAATAAAGCGTAAGATAATGCTTGAATCAGTGAGGTTTTGCCCGTTCCATTTCTAGAATCACCGCCGCCCAGGTCTAGATTTTCACCCAGAATAAGGGTTAGCTCTTGTCTGTCAAAGTCAACTGCTTGGCAAATAGCACCTATGCTCAAAAAATTACGCAGGGTTATTGTTTGTAGAATTATCATAGATTGGTGTAAATTTCTAGCAAAATCCTTTTATCAAAGCTATTGCTTTCAATACTGTTGATTTGTTCCACGATTATTTGGTCCACTGACTCAAACTTTAAATCACCGCGACCTTCTGTTTCAACTTGGTCTACTTTCATTGGTATCAATGTCATCTCTCTTAGTTTATATTCAGGTATAAATGTTTCTCGTAAAAAATTAGCTTCCTCGTAACTTACGTTGATATCTAAATGCACACGAACATGACTGTCAATTAATAGCAAACCTTCTGGATTTTCTAGAACATCACTAAGTTTATGTACACGGAAGATAGGTTGTCGAGGCCAACTGTGAAAGATCGGGTCTTGTCCCCATTCTAACATCATCATACCTCTGGCATCATCACCTGCGTCAGCATAGTTATGCGGGAATGCATTCCCTATATACCAAACATTCTTATTGTGTTGTCGTTTATGAAAATGTCCACTAAAGACATGATCAAAATCCTTCATATGATCAGTGCTGATTTCTCCGTGATCAGGCATTAATATTTGTGCATTCATATAGAATCTAGGTAATTCAAAATGTCCAAACATATATTTACCACTAAGTTTCTGTACCTTTTTGTAATCATCTTGGACTAACCAAGGGCTGATGCAAACATCACCTTCAGTGAAGAAATCATTAACGAGTTGTACATTAGGTAAATGTTTAGCCCACTCAATACCATGAATATCTCTGCGATCACGATAATAAAGGTCGTGATTACCCGGTATAAAATATACCCGATCAAAGTTATCATTTAGTTTCTCCAGCGCCTGTAGCCCAAACTGTAATGTATGGATATTGATACTTGCCCTATGATGATTCCAGTCACCCAAGAAAAAACAAGTTTCGCACCCTTCACTTTTGGCTTTGGCAATAAACCAATCAATGAAATTGATACAATCTGTGTTATGTTGTATACTATTACCCTTAAGACCAAAATGAACGTCAGTTAGGCAAGCGGCTTTTTTAAAAAGATTTGACATTTTTCTATTATACAATAAATGATGCTGCCGTAGCAACATCATTGGACAACTTATTCTTCGTAAACTACTGAACTCATTCCAGAACCCAGACCCTGACGAGTCCAGCTTGGGTTAAGGCCATTAATTTCCAAGATGTCATCACGAATATTTTGGTTGCGTTTTTCAGTATTTAGGACACGGCAGAAACTATTTGTAATTGCTGCTGTATAATATGCGAATGGATTAGCACTTTTAGACTCATTGAATCTTAGCCCAACATAAGTAAGTTGAAGAATGGCACTATTACGCATTTCATCATTATAAGTATATCCACGCCAATTGTATTTCATGGCGTATTTCCCACACATCATAATATACATACGGGCAAGTTTATTTGTTACTTGACCGTGATCCTTACTGAATTCTCCAGTGGATAGATCACCTTTCCAATGACTTTTGCCAACACAATAGAATGTATTATTTTCATCAATTTTATAATGTTGGAATGGTGGAAAGTTTACCTTAACATGAACTAGATCATCTACTTCTGCTTTGGTTGTTGCGTCTTCCAAATCAGCAAAAATCTCATCTGGATTAACTTCTTCTTCAAATTCAAAGATATCTTTTGCTGTTTTCTTTTTAACTGTTTTGCGTGGAACTTTTGGTGCTACTGGCACATGATCCCAATTCATTACTCTGAATACTAAATCTGTTACCAGAATAGATTCTGGGCTAACTGATTCTTTTACCCCTGCTTCTAAACTCAAGCGTGTAGCTCTAGTTTCTCTGGCTAATTGAATAGTTTCGGGTTTAAATGCATATTCTAAACTTGCTTGTATAGAAGATTGGGGCATATCAACAATAAAATCGTATCTATGATATTCAGGTTCAGTGAAGTGACAATACGAGGTCTTGCTTGTGTGAATCTCTTTAAGAATGTCACGATTATTCAGATAATTAACGGGTTTTCTTGGTGCAGGTAGTAATGACATGGGTCTCCTTGTGTTATAGTTATGCTACAGTGATTATAGCATACTAGTTGTTGAAATGCAACAGTTTTTTGTAGAAAAGGTAAAAAAGACGCTTTTTATTTATCTCTTACAATTTTCTGTCCCGACAATAGAAATTTTTCTAGTTGTAGTATTGACATGCTTTTGCACATTTCTAATATTTCACTTGTTTTTAAATATTTTTCCGTGTCATCACGATGCCACATATTTTCCATCACAGTTGTCCATTCTAAATTATTTACTGTGTTATTCTTTTTGTTTTTGTCTTTGTGATTAACTACTAGTGCTTTGTTTGTGGTCGGGATGAACACCTCTGCTACTAACCGATGGATATAGCTAGTATATCGTTTTTTGCCATCTGATAAACATACTAATTCATATCCCCAATTGTTAACGCATACTTTTAGTAATTTTACTTTTCCATTTTTTGTAGACTTAATTTTACCGTAATTGCTGACTTCATATTTAGGTATTCTTTCAAGCGTTTTCCACTCTTCCATAATGCATCCCCTTGTACATTTATTTATCTAAATATTTTATTTTTATTCTAAATGCTGATATTTTGGAATGCTAAATAGATAAGAAGAAGGATAATAATATTATATGGCAACAACAGGAGCAAATACCTCATCGCAATGGAGAACAGCCGCACTCAATGCTTCAGATGCTGCTAATAAGGCTGATATCAAGGCCTTTAACGCAGAAAAAGCGGTCCTAGATGCAGAACGTGATGCAAAATTTGCTATCGTAACTTTAGATCGGGCAAAAGTGACCGGTGATGCTGTTGAAATAGGGCGGGCGCAACAACAATTACAAGCTGCTAATAATAAAGTGACTCAACAACAAGTTGTAGCCTCCGAATACCGAACTCAGTCAAATAATGCCAACACAGCCGCCGATGCAGCGGAAGCGTTGGAAGCTAAGAATAGCGGACTTACCCCAACTACGACCCCTCCAGCAACAGCTACTCCGGGGCAACCGGCTACAACATATATTCCTACTCCAGAAATTGAACAAGCAACAAGTCCTGCTCCGGCGTTAACTACTAATTATCAAGCAAAGGTAGTTACTACTACCACGACAACTAATACTTCAGTAGCTGAGACTACAGGCGGTAATATTACGACTAGATATAGTTTTGCCCCCATTGAGACTGAGGCTAGTAAAACTCTTGACGCACAAGGTGACCGGGCTACTAAAGAAGCAGCTTTGTTTCGCCGTACTCCAAACACTGCTTTTAATAATAGAGCATTAGATCGTGGTCTTGCGGAAGGAACTATTACACAAGCACAATACGATACAATTAAAAGTGCGACCCCAGCCGAAAGATTGGCATTAGCTGATGAAGCTTCCACGAGAGCCGGTAAATTATATGATCAAGCGAATGCAGAAAAAATTAAGGTACCTCCACAGACAGTAGTTACTAATCAACCCAATACGAGTGAAGTAAAAGTTGATACTGCGGAAACTACAAGTGTAGCAACAGCAACAGTTACCGGCACAATTCCAGGGACTAATGTCGCGACGGCTACAGTAGACGGACAGGAGTATCAAGTAACAAAAAATATTGCTGAAAATACCTCTACTTACACGGCCGCAGACAATTCAGCAGTCTCGGTAACAGTCCCGACAACTAATATTGAAAATGCTGCACCAATTCCAATAAACAATGTATTTTCTCAAGCTGCATTTGATCAAGAGTTTACGCAAATAGAGGCAGAGCAGAATAGAGTTAAAAATTCAAAAGCAGTAGTCGATCCAAATCAAGACCCGGCAGACACCGCTAGATTTAAATCTGGTGAGGAAACTATACAAGACAAGAAAGTACCTGCTGACCCTGTTCTAGTACAAAATTCTAATCCTGAAGGTAACGCAAATATACTAGAGCAAAATGCGGCTGCAAATGCGGAAGCAATAAGCAATGCAGGTGAATTAGGTAATATGTCAGTGTCAGGTTTAACTACAAAAAAATTAAACACAGCAAAACAGGCTACACTACAAGATGCAGTAAACTTCCAAAACAAAGCAGACTGGCGGGTAAGATTAAGTTTAAGTCCCGGGGCAGACTATTTGTATAACGCTAGACCCCCTGGAATATTAGCACCATTGGTAGCAACAGGAGGGGTCATCTTCCCATATACTCCTAATATAGCAGTTGCGTATGCTGCTCAATATGAGCCTACTCCATTAACACATTCAAATTATAAAATTCACTCATATCAGGGTAGTTCAGTTGATACCGTTACTATTGGGTGTGATTTTACTGCACAGGATACATTTGAAGCACAATATGTACTAGCAGTAATACATTTCTTCAGATCAATTACTAAAATGTTTTATGGTTTAGACCAAAATCCTACTAACGGCACCCCTCCTCCACTGTGCTATTTGAGTGGATTGGGCGCATTTCAATTTGATAATCATCCATTGGCAATTACAGCTTTTACCTACACTTTGCCCACGGAAGTTGATTATATACAAGCTGGAAGTAATTTTGCCCCGGCGGGTGATAATAGACAAAACAATCCTGCACAAGCTAAATCCGGAGAAAGTGGAATGGTACAAGCAGGGGCAGTTAGAATGGATAGTGGTGGCCTTAATCCAGGTGCAACAGTATCATCACCCGTTTGGCAAACTACGAATGCTGGAACAAAGGAAGCGTCATATGTTCCTACAAAGATAAATCTTAGTATTACCGCAGTGCCAATTGTAACTAGAAATGACATTAGTAATAGATTTAGTTTGAAAGAATATGCAACAGGTGCATTATTAAGAGGATCACTCAATTCAGGCGGAGGAATTTGGTAATGTCAGCTAATAATTTATACCCAGCAACAAGTCCATATTATTTTACTGAAATAGTTAATAATAACTTTTTAGATATTATGTCAAATAGACCCATACCAATGCAACCATCGGATATTTATTGGGAGATAACTTCAGTTTATGAATATAGACCTGATACCTTGGCATATGACTTATACAGTGACAGTAGATTATGGTGGGTGTTTTCAAGTAGAAATCCAAACAGATTAAAAGATCCATATTTTGATTTTACCGCCGGGACAGGAATATATTTACCTAAATTGGATATGTTAAAACAAGTTTTGGGAATTTAAGATGAATCAAAACTCAGTAAAGGATGATAAAGAAAATCCTGCCCAATCAGGTGAGAATGCTAGATTATTAAATAGATATCCTCCAAAAGGTAGTGCTGCACCAGTTCAAGCGACTCCCACTACTCCAGCAGGAAAAGCAGATTCTCCGGCAGCAAATCCAATGTCTACTGACTCAACTAACACAGTAGCAATTAAACCCGGCAAACGAACACAAAATCCATTAAGTAATTTTAGTAGCTACACATATCAACTATCATTGTATATGATAACTCCTGATGCATACGATGCTTTTATAGAATCAGGAAGAAAGGATTTGAATGCTATAAATAATATCTCCCCCGGGGTTGCATCCCCTGCGCCTACTACTAGTTCAAACTTTGTACAGGCACCGGGCGAAGCAGGACGTTCTGGTTCACCTCCTGCAGCTTCTACTCCGTCACCAAAAAAAGGCGGAGCATATTTAATTGCACAAAGCAGCGGAATTAATAAAACGACTAAACGTACCCCTGGATTTGAACTAGATTTTTTCATAGATGATTTAAAATTTACACAAACAATTGGCACCAAAGAAGTTGGTGCATCAACCAATATTAGTGAAATGTCATTCACTATAACTGAACCGTATGGTTTTTCGTTGTTAACTAAATTACGCAGGGCACAGAATGAGTTAGCATCTACAACTAATACTAAAAACTTTGCAATGGTGCAAGACGGCATGAGACAATTTTTTATATTAGGTATTCGATTCTTGGGATATGATAAAAATGGTGAAATTATTGACCCATCTAAAATACCAAGCGCAGATGGCAATCCTGCAGGTAATGCGTTTGGACTGTATGAACGTTATATTGACATACTAATCAAGGACATGAAATTTAAAATTACCGGTAAACCGGTAGTTTACAATATCACGGCTGTTCCACCAAATCAGATAATTGGGTTTGGTTCAAAATTTAGCACAATTATTTCTGATACGCCCATCGTGGCAGATACTGTATTTAATGCGTTGTTTGATCCTGGACAAAATCAACCTGACGCAAATAATCCAGTTGGGCCAGATCCTGCACAAAGGGCTAACGGACAACAGACAAATGTTTCAAACATGTCAAGTTTGTTTTCAAAATTAAATTTTGACCAGCAAAAACTAGTGGGCAAAGGGGTAACTATACCAAGAAAATATGATGTTGTGTTTCTTGGTCCCGATAAAGAACAGTTCAAGAACTCAAGTTTAAAAAGTAGTGCTGATTTAGATAAGAGAAAAATACCCATGACAACGGCGGCTAAAACTTCAGAATCTAATCAAAAGACTGCTTCTAGAGAAAAACCAAATGATTCATTGCGTACTATTAAAATAGCACAGGGTACGTCTATCATACAAGCAGTGTCAGAAATAATTAAACAGAGTTCGTATTTAGAAGATGGATTGTCTCAAGTAAATAATACAAATTTGTCTCCCGACCCCGAAACAGGTTCATATGAAAAACAAGAGAATTCACCAAAAGAATTAAAATGGTTTAACATAAGTGCCGAAGTAAAAAACTTAGGATGGGATCCTAATCAGGGAGACTATGTTTATAAGATTACCTATATTATCCAGCCGTATTTAACTCCAATTGTAGTAGCAGCCTCTGCTAGTAAGACAACACCGTATTATGGGGCACATAAACGATACGAGTACTGGTATACTGGTAAAAATTCTGAAGTAATTAGTTATACACAAAATATGGATTTTACCTACCATAATGTTACCCTTCAGGGATTTGGTCTCGGGGCACCTCTACCTTCGCAGGCTCAGGGTGGCGCAGCCGATATTCCAGTAACAGTTGGTCAACCTCAAGGACAACCAACACAGGGTAAACTTAATATATCTATGGAAGCACAAAATATGTATATGACTAGTTTGTTTAGTCCTAAAGACTTTGGTTCAGCTAGAATCACAATCTTAGGTGATCCAGACTTTATAATGCAAACTTCACCTAGTAGTATAAATTCACGATACAATCAATTTTACGGTGACGACGGATTTACTATTAATCCAAACGGAGGTCAAGTTTTTATTGAAATAAATTTTATAGAACCAATAGACTATCAAAATAGTACTGGCACGATGAGTTTAAATAACTCAATATTCTTTTATAAATATCCAGATTATGTTCAAAAAGATATTGATAGTCGCGGTGGCGGAATTAGCTATATGGTTACAAGGGTAATTAGTAATTTTAAGGGTGGAAAATTTACACAAGATTTAACTTTGACACTTAACACGTTTCAAGATCCCGGACCAAGTACTGTTAAATCTGCTCAGGGTAGACCTTCTGGTGGAACCGGTGTAGTTTTGAATCAAGGCGCCGCCGCGGCAGCAAGGACTAACTTTGCAGCGACTGATACTAGACTAATCGGTGCAGCCGAACGCAGCGCCGCCGCGGCAGCAAGGACTAACTTTGCAGCGACTGATCCTAGACTAATCGGATCGTCCCAGGGTTCTGCCCCTACACCAGCCGGCACAGGCACAACGAGTAGAGCAGGGTTCACTTCTGGGTCAAATGCTGGTACAGATGCTGGTCAACTCAGTACTTCAGTTGGAAGTATTAACAATGTCATGGACCCAATGCAAAGAATTGCAGCAAGTTCAGTTTTGGTTCCGACTAAGTACGGCGGAACAGTAGACGATGAAAATAACGGAAGATAATAATTAATGGCAACAAATGACATTAAAGTAAAGGGCCAAGCTAAGGAAACTAAGCCAGATGCAGGTGGCGGTGTAATACGTTCGGTGCCTGTACTTGGCGTAGTAAAAAATAATATTGACTCAACAAGAGCAGGTAGAATAGATGTTTATATCGCTCAATTTGGCGCGCCTAGCCCAAATGAAAAAAGTAGTTGGATTACAGTAAGCTACATGAGTCCCTTCTTTGGAAGTACTCAACCTCAGGGAGGAAGTAAAGACACTGATTATGGCACATATACACAAAATCCAAGTTCATATGGAATGTGGTATAGCCCTCCTGATATTGGAAGTACAGTAGTTTGTATTTTTATTAACGGTGATGTTAACTACGGATATTATATTGGTAGTATTCTTCCACCGGAATTATTGCAAATGATACCGGCAATAGGGGCGTCTGAAAATATTGTACCAAATGACCCCGAAGCAGCGGGATTGGGCGGAGCTACAAGACTACCAGTAGTTAATCTCAACAATAATAATAAAAAAATTAACGCAGTTACAGAATTTTTAAACGCAGCTAAACCAATTCATAGCTATAGTTCTTCTGTTTATTTCCAACAGGGGTTAATCAGAGACCCTATAAGAGGGCCAATATCAACTAGCGCACTAAGAGAATCACCGTCACAGGTTGGTTGGGGAGTTAGCACTCCGGGTAGAGCAATTCATCAAGGTGGTTTTACTGACAACAATATATTAACAACGGGAGTTGAGTCATCAGATGAGTCATTAAAATTAGTATCACGCAGAGGCGGACATAGCATTGTTATGGATGATGGTGATGTTGTTGGGAAAGATCAATTAATAAGATTAAGAACTGCATTGGGTCATCAAATATTAATGAGCGACGATGGGCAAACATTGTTCATTATTCATTCTAACGGACAAAGCTACATTGAATTAGGCAAAGAAGGTACTATTGATATGTACGCTACCAACAGTGTAAATATCAGAACACAGGGCGATTTAAATTTACACGCAGATAACAATATCAATATTAACGCTAAAAATGATTTAAATATAGCAGCCAATAACATTAAAATAAATGCTGAGGCTGATATTTCTTATCGTTCAGGTGGAAACTTTAGTGGGTACACATTAGGCACATATACAGTTAAAGTTAATGGTGCAATGAGTATGAGCGCAAGTGGTGAGGGGTCTTATGCTAGTGCAGGAACTATGTTTGTTAATGGTAGCAAAATAAATTTAAACACAGGATCGACTTCAGTAACCCCAGTAGAAGTACCTAAAATACCGATAGTAACTCATACTGATACATTGTTTGACAAAATAAAAGGATGGTTAGCTGCACCCGGTTATCTGTTATCAATTGTCAGTCGTGCTCCTACTCATGCTCCTTGGTCAAGTGCAAACCAAGGGGTTGATGTTAAAGTAAATAATAATAGTAGTGGGGCATTCTAATGCAATATAATCAAAGTCAAACCTATGCTGATGCAGCAAGACTTCCACCAAACAATCCAGTTACGCTTGCAACTGCTGCCACTGTGCCTGCTATTGGAACAATTAGTAAATCATTAAATGCAGGGGTAACTGCTGCAATGATTGGCGGAACAGCAGCACAAGCAGCGGCAGCATATCCTGATGTAGTATCAAATGGTACTGGAATTATTATAGATGCATCAGGAAATGTTAATGCTGGCATAGGTATACTAGCAAAAACACCGCAACAACTTGAGGCCGCCGGTATATTAAAACCGGGAGCAGCTTCATTGGTTACTGGTTTGGTTCAACGGGGAATGACTATAGAATCTGCAATGACAAATAATTTGTTTACTGGAGTTTCTGGTGCTGAAAATTTACAAGCATTAATTAATAATACCGCTGCACAAACAGCCGCACAGATAATTAATTTTCAACAGGCACAAACTGCAATGATGATGTCCGGTTCTATAGTTGGTAATGAAGCACCCGGAGCCATAGCAGGTATAGTAAATGCTGCTGCATATGTTGGAGTAAAATCTACAGTAGCATTCTTGCAAAACTCTACTAATATAGGTAATATACTATAATGTCATCACTTCCTTCTATTGCGAATGTAGCAAGTGCAATAAGTTCAGGTAATTTCTCATCTGCGCTAGCAATAACTACAGGTTCTGCGGGTTCTATTGTTACTTCTCTTAATGGCATGATATCGTCAATCCCAAGTATACCTAGTATTCCAGGGTTACCTAGTATTCCTGGGTTACCAAGTAGACCGGGGTTACCAAGTATACCGGGGTTACCTAGCATTGACTCTTTGCGAAATATTAAACCACCTGCAATTACTGGGTTAGCAGGATTAGCTGACGCAGCAAAAGGAATATCAAAGTCTGCATTTACTGCTATAGCAGATTCATTTAAACCACTACAAGCCGGCGTGCCCCAGAATTTAACAGCTATTAATTTAAAAAACAAGTTAGAACAGGTGGCAACTGACACTAAATCTACAATCGCTCCAGGTGTTACTTCATTTACCAATGTGTTAAATAGCGCAGGAGTTGACATAGCAACCGGTAAAATACCCGCAGTTGAAGCAGCAGTTGCATCAGGTGGAGTAGATGCAGGCTTTAATGCATTAGCAGGGGCAATGAGTAATGTACCCGGTATGTCAGGTATAGTTAGTCCGTCTGCAATTGCTAGCGGGGTAAGCAACTTGCCTGGCGGACAATCAGCACTTTCGTCAATCATAAACTCTAGTTCGTTAACTATTAGTGGAATTTCTAGCACACTAAGTAGTCTTGGCACAATAACTAAAAATGCAGCTAGTGCAGCACAAAATCAAATTAGTACCGCATCTGCAGGATCAAGTTCACTGACAAGTTTATTGTCCGGAAATGCGTTAATAGGAGCAGGGGCCTCACTTAGCGGAGAACTAAGCAATTCGTTCAGTCTGTTGAGTAGTGTAGCCGGACGCTTATCTACTATTCCTGGGGTACCTAGTGTTCCGGGTTTACCCTCAATTAGTAGCTTGACAAAAGGCCTGCAATCTGGAAAGCAAGCACTGTCATCACTAGTTTCAACTGGGCTATCACCTGCAGCGGCGGCAGCATTAACTGCAAGTATAAATTCACTAAGTACGGCAAGTCCTTTTCCTATAAAAATGCCAACAGTGGCCGAGAAAACAGTTGATAGAAGTGAAATATCTTCTCAAATTAAAAATTTATTAGGTGACAAGAAAATCCCATCCCCAAACTTTTCAGGATTATTTGCAAATATCAATATATCAAATGCTGCTTTAGCAGAGCAAGATGTAGTACTGAAGCAAATTGCTGTATTAAGAGAACAACGTTACGATTTAGATAAAGAGGTGAGAAATACTAAGTACACGTTATCAAAGGCCAGGCAAGAGTTGCCACAAGGTGATCCGCAAATTCCAATATTAGAAAATGCTGATGCAACCGCTAGACAAGCGTTAATAGATTTAGATGCAAAAATTGCTTCATTGCAGCAACAACAACGCGCCTTTGCTACATCAAGTCAACCTGCATAAATACAGTATGGTTGCATATAAGGGCTTTTCTACAATTAACGCTAATACCCCGAAGTCTACTAATCTTCAAACGGGTCCTGCTGGTGGCACCGGTTCACCTGTAACGCCCTATAATGTAGGTAATAAATTTGGATTAGTTGATGGACCATTGGTTATACAAGATTTAGTCAATGCATTAAACATTCGTCAAGGGGAAAAGGTGGGAAATCCTGGCTATGGGACCACACTCTGGAGTTTTGTATTCGAACCAAACACAGCAGATGTGCAATTTCAATTGGAAAATGAAATACGCAGAGTTGCCGGGCAAGATCCCCGTCTTATAATAAACACTGTTAGGGCATTCCCGCAAGAAAATGGCATATTGCTAGAAGTTGAAATGGCGGTATCTCCATTCAATCAAGCTAGTTTATTAAGTGTTTTCTTTAATAGTGCTACTAATATAGCAGTTTTACAGTAAATCTAAAAACCCCAGGTTATTAGGTATGATAAATACTTAAAAGAGAATAACTATGGCAACCTCATCTAGACAATCAGCATTATTTGGAGTAAATGACTGGAAGGCCATTTACCAAACCTTCAATCAAGCCGATTTTCGTAGCTTTGACTATGAAACTTTGCGTAAAAGTTTCATAGATTATCTGCGCCTGTACTATCCTGAAACATTCAATGATTACATTGAAAGTTCAGAATTTATTGCCTTACTTGATGTTATGGCGTTCATGGGACAAGGACTTGCTTTCCGCAATGACTTAAATACTCGTGAAAATTTCATTGATACTGCTGAACGCAGAGATAGTGTTATTAAGCTAGCAAACTTAGTTAGTTATACCCCTAAAAGAAATTTAGAAGCACAAGGATATTTGAAAGTAACAAGTGTTCGTACTACTCAAAATATCACAGATTTAAATGGGTTTAATCTAGGCAATGTTCCTGTATTATGGAACGATCCAGCTAACCCAAATTGGTTAGAACAATACAATACTATCATTAATGCAGCATTAATCAATACACAACGAGTTGGATTACCAGCCAATTCATCACAAATTCTTGGGATAAAAACTGACGAATACACATTACAGATTCCCGCAGGTTCAGTGCCAGTAGTACCGTTTAGTAATTTAGTTAATGGTTTAAATATGAATTTTGAATTGTGCAGTGTAAGTACCGTTGGAACAGATTATGTTTATGAAATTCCTCCTGCACCAACTAATAGATTCAATATGCTTTATCGCAATGATAAATTGGGTTACGGTAGTCCAAACACAGGGTTCTTCTTTTACTTTAAACAAGGGTCATTGACAAATTTTGACTTTACTCTACAAAATCAAATCTCAAATCAAGTAATTGACATTGGTGATATCCAAGGGGTTAATAACACTGATACTTGGTTGTATCAGGTTAGTCAAGTGAATGGGACATTTGGATTATGGAAAGACGTAGATAATATCTATGCTGATGCATACTTGCAAACTGAGAATTCTGTTAAACAAATTTATTCGGTTAATAGTAGATTTAATGACCAAGTTAGTTATATATTTGGCGACGGGGTATTCAGTCAAATACCAGTGGGTACTTTCAGAGCATATGTACGTGCGGGCAATGCATTAACTTATACTATTCAACCCACTGATATGCAAGGGTTATCAGTGTCAATTAATTATGTAAGTAGAATTGGCAGAGTTGAAACATTAACATTAGGGTTGTCATTGCAAATACCGGTGTCAAATGCACAGGTTCGTGAGTCATTGGCAAATATTAAACAACGTGCGCCAAGTCGTTACTATACACAAAATCGTATGGTTAACGGGGAAGATTATAACAATTTTCCGTATACATTATATAGTTCAATAATCAAATCAAAGGCTATCAATCGTAGTAGTGTTGGTGTAAGCAAAAATCTAGACTTGCTTGATCCATCCGGAAAGTACTCTAGCACAAACAGTTATGCAAATGATGGCGGCACTTGGTTAGACAACACCAATGGGTATGCAACACTTAACATAACTAGTACCGGTGATATTATTACGTTCTTAACTGGAACATTAGCTGCTATCTTGGCTGATAATAGATCGTCACAATACTATACTCAAAACTATACCAGATACAGCATCAATACGGCATCTGGTGATGGTACATTATATTGGAACACTAGTACAGTAGATGCCAACAGTTTATCAGGATATTTTTACAATATTACTAACGGAGCAGATACTCCCGTCCCTGTAGGAACGTATTCATCACACAATGCAAAGTATATTACTTCAGGTGCATTACTTAAATTTATAGCGCCATCGGGTTATTATTTTGATAGCAACAACCGATTGGTAAGTGGAGTAGCTGGACCGTCAAACACTACATATATTTGGATTACTGTATTAAATGTAATTGGTGACGGATTCAATAATGGCTTAGGTCAATTTGCAAATGGTTCAGGACCTATAACTTTAAATAGCTATGTTCCCAACGGTGCAATCTTAACAGTAGTTCTACCCTCATTCAGCAACGCATTGCCTAATAGTGTCATACAAGAATGTATTGTTAGACTAGATTTACAACAAAACTTTTCATTAGTATTTAATAATTCATTGACCATTAATCAAAATCGTTGGCATATTGATATTTACAATGCATCTAACTATTTTGTAAACTTTGAGAGTGTTGGCAATAATAGATACACTGTAACTTATCGTTCACTGGCATATTACTTTGGTAGTGTTGCAGATACTAGATTTATATATGATGCAGGTAAATTAGTATATGATCCGTTATCCGGAATCATACTTCAAGATTTTGTTAAAGTATTGGTTACTAATACACAACCTAATAGTAATTACGCATTGAGTACCCCTGTAACCACTAGTATTGTTGGCCAAACTGTTGAAAGTGACGGTTATATAAATGATTTTGAAGTTGAAGTTGCTAGTATTGATGTTAATAATAGAAGCATAATTCAGAATCCCGATTTCTTCAATGAAATCACCGGGTATGTTACCGGTAGCACAAACATTGGAGTATATGCATTCTTTGAAACAATACAAGATGCTATTAATTTAACTCGTCAAGATTTGATAGCTTCCTCTACCGTGGCATATCAATATTCAACCACTACTCAAATTGAAATTGTAAAATATGAATATCCAGTTGGTCAATTATTCTATGCATTTTCTGAAAATGTGTTCTATATAACTGTGCAAGATCCAATAATAACAACCCCGTATTTTGTACTAGTTGCTCAACCTCAGTATAGCATGAAGCCTGGTCGTCAAGGGTTGCAATTCCAATATCGGCATAATAGTAATAATACTACACGCATTGATCCTGCTACAACCAACATAATTGATTTGTATGTAGTTACACAGGCATACTATACTGCTTATCAAAATTGGATTCAAGATATTACAAACACCGTTCCTGTACCATTGAAACCTACTATCAATCAACTAAGCACCGAGTATAGTCAGATACAAGATTATAAAATGTTAACGGATAGTGCAATATTAAACAGTGTGGTGTTCAAGCCATTGTTTGGGCCTAAAGCAGCATCTGCATTAAGAGCAACAATAAAAGTTATTAAAAATTCTAATACCAATGCCAGTGATAGTGAAATTCGTAGTGCTGTATTAACACAAATGAATAATTATTTCAACATTAACAATTGGAACTTTGGTGACACTTTTTACTTTAGTGAATTAAGTGCTTATATCCACACTAACATAGGTGGCTTGGTGAGTTCTTGTGTATTGGTACCCAACGACCCTACACTACATTTTGGAGATTTATATGAAATTAAATGTTTACCTTACGAGATATTCGTTAACGCAGCTACATCAAACGATGTACTTGTTATAGCAGCACTAACCCCCGCCCAATTGCAGATGGCATAAGTATTGTATAGAGATTAATAAACATGGCAACAAGAATTAGGACATTAGATTTTCTTCCAGAGATATTTAAAACCACGACCAATGCACAATTTTTAGCAGCAACGCTAGATCAATTAGTTGCACAACCCAATACTAAAAAGATTCAGGGTTATATTGGTAGTAAATTTGGATATGGTATTAATGCCAAAGATCGTTATGTAATCGAACCCACTAAATCAAGAACTGATTATCAATTGGATCCGGGAATTATTTTCTTAAAAGAAAATAATTCAACTGCAAAAGATTTCATTAGCTATCCTGGCATCATAGATGCATTGACGTTAGAAGGTGGATTAACTGCCGATAATAACAGATTGTTCAACAATCAATTTTATTCATGGGATTCATTTACTAATTTAGATACAATCATTAACTTTAATCAATACTACTGGTTGCCAGAAGGCCCAGAACGGGTGATAGTAGCGTCTAATATTGTTTACAGTTCAGCAAACTTTGTTGTTCAACCCGAAGCCAACTCTTATTTAATTTCTTCAGAAACACTTGTTAATCCTAGTGCTAACCCAACATTAACTCTACTAAGAGGTGGGCAATATACTTTTACAGTAAATCAAAATACTCAGTTTTGGATTCAAGGAGAACCGGGCGTTACCGGATTAAGTCCAACTCAACGAAATGTACAAACTCGTGATGTATATGGAGTTATAAACAACGGGATAACTAATGGGGTCGTTACATTTAATGTTCCTCAGAAAAATGCACAAGACGACTTCATTTTCCCAGGTGATAATACAGTAGGTGTTGTTTCCACATTACCATTTGATCAAGTAAACGGGGCATTAGTAAACGAAATCGGGGGTATTGACGGAGTAACTGCATTAGACGGATTGACCGTCATGTTTTACAATACCGGCGATACAAATGAAGAGGTAACTTCAACTTTCTACACTATAAGTTTATCTGGAGACATTGACGACCCACTGATTCAATTGACCGCTACCGCAGCAATTCCTACTAATCAAAAGATAACTGTCTCATACGGGGTAGAGTGGACAAACAGAAATTTTTATAGAAGTTCAATTGGTGTAATAACATTAGAGCCATACAACAGTGCAATACTAGATAAATTGTACTACCAAGATGGTACTATCCCCGGTCGTGTTGGTGTTATCAATTTAATTGAAAATAATGTTTTAAATCAAATTAATGTAGAAACTGACATTTTAGGTAAGATTAACTATACTTCTACAAATGGTGTTATCTTTACCAATGGATTAAAAGTTCTTTTTCAGGGTGATATATACCCTGAAAGTTTTAATAATGTAGAATTTTATGTTGAGGGTGTAGGTACAGCAATTGAATTAATACCGGTATCTACACTTGTTTCACCTGGATTATTTTCGGCTGCAGCATATATTCCATTTGATACTACCCCATTTGACATAGGTAATTATGATTCAAGTTTGTATATTCCAATATATCCTGATTATATAACTATTGCTAGAAACGCTATCAATAGAAATCCATGGTCAAGAAGCAATCGTTGGTTTCACATTGATGTTATCAATGCAACGGCGGAATATAATAACACCCCGGAATTAGTTACAGAGTATACTCAATTAGGTAATAAAGCAAAACGACCAATCATTGAATTTTATCCTAATCTTAAATTATTCAATAGTGGTGCTGTAGGTAAAAATCCAATTGACTTTATTGATACTAAAACAACTGATGCATTTACTTATGTAGCCGGGCAAACTATTTATTACCCAGATACCGCTGGGTACACCACTGCTACAGCAACTATTGCTCCAATAACCGGCGCAATAACAAAGACCGCAACCGCAACTTTACCATTAATAAATCAAGTGGTATTAGATAGCACAACTGGAATACATATCAATGACACTATAACTTTTACTGGCACTGCATTCGGAGGATTAAGCACTGACCCTACAAACAATGCTAACAGATATTATATTCTTGACATTGTTAATTCTACTAATGTTGTAATATCAGCAACTAAACAAGGAACCTCTGTAATAGTAACTACCGGCACAGGAACAATGTCAGCGGCAGTTTATCCATATAGCACTACTATAACAATGCCAAGTACAGATGTATTTGGGTTATTCACTGCAGGGCAGTATATAACTGATTCCACTGGTCTACTACCTTCAATTACTTTTGTGTCTACGATTAGTGTTGTAGGTTCTAATACTGTTATTACTGTATCTTGGTATAACCAATCAATCGTAGCAGGTACTTCAGTTGCATCAGTGGTAACTGCTGATACGCCATTGGATAATTATGCATTGTTTGACGGCTCAAGAGTGGTATTTGCAGTTGATAGTGACAGCAATGTTAGAAATAAAATATATGTTTCACGCTTTTCTACAATACAGCCAGGTAGTATACCAGTTATTACGCTTACAGAAGCGACTGAGGGTTTAGTTTTACTAGATGAGCAAACAGCAGTTTATAGAGGATATAATTACAGTGGTAAAGATTTCTTCTTTGATGGGGTTGACTGGATAGAAGGCCAACAAAAATCTCAATTAAATCAACCACCTAAATTTGATATATATGATGGCAATGATATAAGTTTTGGTGACCATGCAGTTTATGTCGGAACATCATTTTCAGGTTGCACATTGTTTTCATATGGCATAGGATCAGGATCAAATGATACAGTACTGGGTTTCCCGTTAAGCTATAGTTCGGTTAATAATGTAGGTGACATAAGTTTTGATGTAACCTTAAATTCTGATACCTTCACATATGTTCAAGGTTTGAATTCAATTACAGAGTACGTAAACAAGGGTTACGTTTATAACTACTCAATAACACCCGGTATTGAACCTGTAATTGTTAGGCAGTTAGGATGGCAAACTGCGGTGTCGCCTAGTGTGCAATATCAAATTTTTGAATTTGATTATGATGTATTAACAAATACAAATAATACTTTCATATGTGATATAGCACCTATTCTTACCACACCCACTCAGTGGCCAATGATTCAAGTTTATGTTAACAATATTTATGTACCAAACACAGAATGGCAGGTTCTTGGTCCAGTGTCTGACACATCAACAACTATTAATATTCCAGTTATTCCTACGACAAATACAGTAGTACAAATTTTAATTTTAAGCGATCAAGTAAGCAGCACTGCTTACTTTCAAACACCTATTAACTTAACTAACAATCCATTTAATACATCTGTTACAACTGCTAACATAGGTGACATTCGCGGGCAGTATCAAAGTATTTTCTTTAACAATCCTAATACAACAGGTGTTGTTTTTGGCTCAAACAACTATCGTGATTTGGGTAATTTAGTTCCGTGGGGCAATAGAATTATACAGAATAGTGCCTCACTGGTTTTACCTGGAACTTTCTTACGAAATCAAGATCACAATTTATTCAACTCATTGTTGTATAATAGCAGACAATATATAACATTTAAGACATTATTAGTAGATACCGTTAACAATTCAGATTATTCTAGAATACTGACCCCATCACAAATGTTAGATGATGCATTGGGTCAGATTAATGCACCAAAGGTAGAATCTCAATCGTTTTTCTGGAGTGATATGTTGCCTTCTAAGGCTCCCTACATCACAAATACATATAATTTTGCAAATACATTAGATATAAGTGTTTATCCTCTGAGCCATATCTATAATTTTGCTACTGCAAATTATAATGGTATACTGGTATATTTGACTCGGGACAATGTACAAACACAATTGATTAGGGGAATTGAATACACGGTTAGCACTGATAGTCCTTCGTTGACGGTTACTCTTTCACTAGACGTAAATGATCAAATTACTGTTAAAGAATTTAATCAAACATATGGAAGTTATGTTCCAAATACTCCAACTAAGCTGGGCTTGTATCCTGCAACTATTCCTAGTGTTACCCTAGATACCGCTTATAGTCCTGCAACATATTTCATTGTGGGACACGACGGATCATTCAATAAACTGTATGGTAGTTATGATTCACCTACAAGTACATTGGTTGATTTCAGAGACCAAGTACTACTTGAATATGAAATTCGGGTATACAACAACTTGAAATTAAGTGAAACGGTTCCTGCAGGTTCATATCAAAGTGTAATTATTCCTGGATTCTTTAGAACCACTGATTATTCAACTGATGAGTTCTTGCAAATTTATAGTGAATTGTTTTTAAATTGGGTTGGGCAAAACAGAATTGATTATAAAACACAATTCTATAATACAAATAATCAGTTTACTTACAACTATAGAGACAGCGGCAACCAACTAAACAATCAACCAATTGAACAAGGTAATTTCAGAGGTGCATACTTATTCTTCTATGACACCAGCACACCGAACGAAACTCCTTGGCAGATGTTAGGTTTGGCAAATCAGCCAACCTGGTGGACTAGTCGTTATGGTCCTGCACCGTATACCAGTGATAACTTGGTGTTATGGGGCGACTTAGAAACAGGTACTGTTTGGAATGACGGAACCCCGTTTATTAAACCTAGCTATGCCCGTCCCAATTTATCAAAGATAATACCAGTAGATAGTAATGGTGATTTATTATCACCGTTTGATTCATTAGTTGGTAATTATGATCAATATCTATTCCAGCGTGATTGGATAGTAGGTGATGTTGGCCCGGCAGAATTCAGCTATCGTAGAAGCAGCACTTGGCCCTTCGACTTGATGCACATTCTTGCTGTAACCAAACCAACAGAATTCTTCAACTTGGGTGTTGAGGTTGACACCTACAAATATAATGTAGAATTTAATCAATATCTAGTAAATGATAGAAGTCATTTGGTAATAAGTGACATTCCAATATACGGAACAGGTACACCTGCAACTAGCTATATCAACTGGATTGTTGACTATGAAAAACAACTTGGTGTAGATGCAACAGCTAATATATCTACTCTGTTGGACAATTTAGATGTTCGTTTAGTATATCGTGCAGCAGGCTTTAGTGATAAGAACCTGTTAAAGTTCTTTGTTGAAAAGAGTTCAGCAAATAGTAATAACAGTTCATTGTTGATACCCGATGAAAGTTATGGATTATTGTTGTACGAAAATCAACCATTTGACAGAATTATCTACAGTGGCGTAGTAATACAAATAACTGAAAATGGTTATAAAGTTTTTGGTAACTCACAAACTAATGCATATTTCAAAACTCTTACACCAAAATTTGGCGGAACCATTCAAACAATTACGGTTGAAACATTAACAGTAAAAGTTACAGATAGGTTTACTGATACTATACAAGTGATTCCTTATGGAACTGAATTTTATAACACACAGCAAGTAGCACAGTTTTTAATTAGCTATGGTGAATTTTTAATAAGCCAGGGTGTTGTATATGAAGAAATTGAAAATGGTATTCCAATTCAATGGCAACAAATGGTTGCTGAATTCTTGTATTGGGCGCAAACAGGATGGGATCTTGGTTCTATTACAACAATCAATCCCTCAGCTAACTTAATAACTATTAACAAAGAAAGTAGAATTGTTCAGCCATTAACACTAAGTCAAAAAAACTTCTTGTTGAATCAAGATTTATATCCAATCTCAACAAGTAATTTAAATATTACCCGTGAGGGAACTGCATTTGCAGCCAAAACATTAAACGTAGGTGATGCTATTAGCTATGGTCAATTCAATATCAGTAATATTGAAAATGGTATAGTTTTTGACAATGTTACTTTGTTCAATGATGTAATTTATAATTTAGTCACTGGATTAAGACAATATCGTATCTCTGTCAATGGTTCATTAACTGCTGATTGGACCGGTAATGTTGATGCAGCTGGATTTATCTTAAATCAAGATAATGTAAAAGAGTGGGATAATACACTTAAATATACTGCCGGGGCTATTGTTCAATATAAAAATAAATATTGGTCTGCGCTTAGAATAATACAACCAAGCATATTGTTCAGGGAACTTGATTGGAAAGAAACAACTTATGATCAAATTCAAAAAGGATTATTACCCAATAATCAAACTCGTTCATATGAAAGTACCTTGTATTATGACGTAAACAACGCTAATTTAGAAAATGATGCAGACTTATTATCATTCTCTTTGATTGGATATCGTCCAAGGGATTATCTAGCACTAGTTGATTTGACTGACGTTACTCAAGTTAATGTTTACAAAAACTTAATTAAAAATAAAGGTACATTAAATGCAGCTAGCGCATTTAAGGGTGCAAATTTACCACAGGGCGGGATTGATTATACCTTATATCAAAATTGGGCTATCAAGTCCGGTGAATTTGGTGGTATATTAAACAACAATTTTATTGAGTTTAGACTTGATCAACCTGAATTAGTTGGTAATCCTTCTATTGTAGGTTTAACTTCCGGGGTATTTATAGATGGAGTACAACAACAAGTACCGCTATATAGCGTGTTTAACTATGGAAGACCAATAACAACTGTTGATATATTACCTACTATTTCAGACTTGCAACTATCATCATTATATCCTACTGCCGGATATGTTAATTTAAATGATGTTAAAATGGCCAGCTATTTTTATTCTGGATTACCAACAGCGCAAAACGCTGCCGGGACTACAGTTCCGATCAGTCAGTTTTATGTGCGTGATTATGTTTGGGTAGCAAACTATCTTTCAACATGGCAAGTTTACACCCCTGCTAGTTTAGGCTCAGTTATTAATGCCAAGAACAATTTAAATAATACTGTAACCATAACATTCAGTCAAGCACACAACTTGAAAAGATATGAATCTTTTGCAATTGTTAATTTTAATGTTGCAATTGATAATTATTACATTGTGGCTGCTGTTGTGGATCCGTTCAATGTTATTATAAACCTGTCATTGAACCCACAAATAAAAAATATTAATAGTCAAGGGGTAGGTTTCAGATTACAAAGTCAACGGGTGGCAACTGCCCCTGAAATAGGCACTTTGCCTTTGCTAGATAATGAGTTTAATAAATTAAAAGTTTGGGTCGATACCAACAACGATGGTAGCTGGGCTGTATATCGCAAGAGTTTAAATTATCAATTTGATACCGAAATTGTAAATCCAGCAAGTGAAACTTTTGGTAGCGCAGTTGCGTATGCTTCTAGCTTTGGTTACTTATTAGGTGATAGTGAAACTGGTGAAGTCTATCGCTATAAATATAACGCACTCAATAATTCTTACATATCATACCAAACAATAACACAAACTACTTCGTTTGGTGCAAACATATCGTATGTTAATAACTTGTTTGTTATTTCTCAACCGACAGGAACACCTAAGGTTTATGTATATCAATACATAGATACACAAGCATTGAATACATTAGAATTGTATCAACTCATTGCGGCCCCTGGTGGAGTAACTACATGGGGAACTTCAACTGCATTATCAGGTGATCAAAACTGGCTTTATGTTTCTGACATTGATAACAATAGTGTTTATGCTTATCGTAGAGCAGCTTATGAGGTCACGGCTGGCAACTTTGTTTCTGCAAACACCTACACTATTACCAGTTTAGGTACTACTGATTTTACATTAATTGGTGCATCCAGTAATGCAGTAGGAACAATATTCGTGGCAAGTGGCGGTGGCACCGGCACCGGCACTGCTACAAATTCTACATATGAATTAGCACACCTTATTGACGGGGATGCATTAGGATTAACAAGCGCAGGTGACAATTTTGGTTATTCAATCTCAACCGATTACTATGGTGATACAGTCGTTATTGGAACTCCGCAGCAAGATTATGATGTAAATACACAAAACTACGGGTATACCTATGTATTCTCTAGGACTGTTCAGAATTTTGAATCTCAGTCAGCTAATCAAGCATATGTTCCAGTAGCGATACCGGTAGCATGGACACCAATTACAGTTACCCAAACTGCAACAGCAACTACCGCGTCAACAGACAGAATTACAGTAAGTAGTAGCACTGGGTTTACAGTCGGTGATCCTGTCGTATTCTCGGGCACCATTATATCTGCTGGGGCACTTGCACTAAACGCTGTTTATTATGTATTGGCCAAGCCAACATCAACTACATTCACTATCTCAACTACACGCAATGGTAGTGCGGTACAACTAGTTGATGATACTGGTAGTATGACAGTAACCGTTCAGACAAGTCCGTTGTTTGTCACTGTTAATGGAACTTCACTGGAAGATAACTATTATGCTGTGATTGGTTCTACACTAAACATATATAGTGGAGCAACCCCTACATTAAATGCAGGTGACATAGTAAATATTAGTGGTTCTAACTTTGTATTAGCACAAACACTAACTAATGAGGAAACTCCAAGAGTTGGTGTTCAATTTGGATTAAGTACAGATACTAATACATTTGCAAATGAAATATTAGTTGGAGCCCCATTTGAATTAAGTGCAGAGAACTACGAGGGTGCGGTTCATAGATATACTAATAGTGGAGAAAGATATGGTACTATCATTGGCACGACTGCGTGTAACATAACTACTCCTAGAACTGTTCTATTGAATGGATATAGAGTCGTGCTACCAATCGGCAATGCAACCTCTGCGGTGGCAAATATCAACTTGTTAGGGCTTACGAATATACAAGCAAGTGAAGTAAATGATAATTTAGTAATATCACTGATTAATGTTGATTTAGCCATTGCAGGAAACAAACTGTCATTAACAGTATTAGATTCAGCTACATTAGGTGAAATGGGTGTTGAATTGTACCAGCAAACACAAAAGGTAACTTCCCCCCACGTACAAGGTCGAACTCAATTTGGAACTGTAGTAAAGTTTGATAAGTCTAATTCTGGTTCATTTATAGCAAGTGCTCCAGTAGGAACTAGATATGCAAGTACAACATTTGACTTCTTTGACGATGAAATAGATAATGACACTGTATTTGATAACAACGCCACTCAGTGGGTTGACACATTCACCAATGCAGGTGCAGTTTACATGTTTGACTATTTACCATTGTACAGTGAAAATATAAACAACCCTGGTCAATTCGTATATGCTCAAAGTACAAATGCCCAAAACTTGAATTATGGTGCTCAACCATATTATGGATCTGCGCTAGATTTCAACAATAATAGAGTTACTATCGGTACACCAAACTTTGTTCCAACTGGATATGCCAACGATATCTTTGGACAAGTTGTTACTTATGTTAGTACCGCAAGCACTCCGGATTGGGCAGTGTTTAGACAATCTTCACCAATTGTTGATGTTAATGGTATATTCAACATTCAATTGTTTAGTGCAATGACTAATCAAACATTAGAAAACTTAGATTATATCGATCCTCTACAAGGAAAACTATTGGGGGCTGTAGCAGAAAATATTGATGTTGTGTCAAATATTGACCCGGCAGCTTATAATTCAGCAGGGTCAACACAAGGTGGAAAAGTTTGGGCAGCAGAGAATGTGGGTAGACTTTGGTTTAATACATCAAATACTCGTTTTATGAATTATCATCAAAATGATGTTCAATATAACAGCCAGTATTGGGGCAGAGTATTCCCTGGAAGTAATGTCAGTGTTTATTCTTGGATTGCAAGCCAAGCTATCCCTTCACAGTATGCTGGACCAGGTAACCCGTATGATGTTAATAGTTATTCTATTCGTGGAATAGTCAATGCAGAAGGATTGATTACACCAATTTATTATTACTGGGTAAGAAATACAAATGTTGTGTTCACATTAATAGGTAAAACATTAGCAGATAGTACACTTGAGTCTTATATTTCTCAACCACAACAATCTGGTATCAGTTACTTTGCTCCATTATTACCTAGTGTGTTTGGATTATACAACTGTGCAGCTTATATCAATGCAAAAGATACAGTATTGCACATTGGTTATTCAGAAACAACCAACGATGATGTTGCACACAATCAATATAGTTTGATTCGTGATGGATATCCTGAAGATTTCTTAAGCGGTGTTCCTGGCTCAGGTGCCGCCTTTCAATTTCACGCCGCAGTGGGCATAACAGAACCTATTGGGTTGTACAATAGGATGTTAGACAGTATGTGTGGAGTTGATAATGCCGGCGGAGTTGTACCTGATCCATTGTTGCCAAAAGCAGTTCAAACTGGTATATTAGCTAGACCAAGACAAGGTTTCTTCTATAATAGATTTGGTGCTCTAGAAAATTACTTGCAGTATGCTAACACTGTACTAGCACAGTTCCCTATCATAGAGATAAGAAACCCTAAATTCTTATATAGAACAGGGGAATTCTTTGACACCGCTCAGTATTGGAATACTATAAATTGGTGGGCAATTGGATATAACAATAATACCAAATCATCAATACAAGTTCCGATATATGCAGATTTATCCACACTAAATGTACCTAATGGCACTATTGTAACAGTGGCATCAAATGCTGCAGGTAATGCAGAGACTTACATTTACTCTGGCTCCGGCATCTGGACTAGAATTGGGTTAGCTAACGGTACTATTGAATTTAGTAGTAAATTGTGGGACTACGCTGAGGCTATGTTAGGTTTTGGTGATAACTTCTTTGACACTACGCCGTATGATGAATATCCGTCAGAAGAAACACGATATATAATTCGTTCATTGAATGAGGAAATTTATACTAACGAATTGTTAGTCTTTAGAAATAAGAGTTTGATATTACTGTTTGAATATATTCAAAGTGAAACTATTGAAAGTCAAAACTATCTAACATGGTTAAACAAAACATCATTTATAGATGTTTCTCACACTATTCGTGAATTGCTTCCGTTAGAAGTATTCCGTTCTGATAATCAATTGTTCTTGGAAGGTTACTTGAATGAGGTCAAACCATATCATGTAGTAATCAAAGAATTTATCTTTAAATATACTCGTACGGATATATATGAAGGTGACATAACTGACTTTGATTTGCCGGCTCAGTACAATTCAAGTATAGAACAATTTGTTACCCCTGAATTAGTGTATGCTAACGCAAGTGGTGATAATCAATATCTACCTTCAGATCCGATCTGGCAAACTGCTCCGTATAGTCAATGGTTTGCTAACTATGGTTTAAGTATATCTGGCCAAGATGGATATCAAATATCTGTGCTAGCATCTTATATGGCATTGAATACAACTACGTGTTATGTTGACAATGTAAATGGTTTTCCTGTATCAGGTACTATAATTCTCGGTGAAGAAGTTATGAGTTATGCCAGTAGAAATATAGCAACAAACCAATTGACTGGAATTTCAAGAGGTATACTAGGTTCTACTACAACTGTACATATTCCAGGGGAAGATATCTTTATAAACTTGCCTGCTGTATTAGTACTTAATGAAGGCAGAAATTATGCAACTCCACCTAGAGTTACTGCACATGTTGATACTTCCATATATCCTGTACCAAGAGTTGTTGCACAATTTGAACCAGTAATGAGTTTGGGAAGTTTGATTGGAGTAAATGTAATTAACCCAGGTGAAGGTTATGCTGTTTTGCCTGAGATCATTATTGATCCTGCATTCACTGTTTTAGTAGATAGTACACAGGTAAATATTGTAACTAATACCATTGGTATAACTACTCCTGCATTACAAACAGGTGATTTAGTAATTTATACTGTAGCACCAAATAGCACCCCAATCTCAGGATTGACTCCGGGACAACACTATTATGTAAATCTACTGGAGATCACACCGTCCTCGGTGTTTGCACTGTATACTTCATACTTAACTGCGATAAATGATCATGACCGCGTGATTTTGTCAGCACAGGGTAGCGGAACTCAGCAGTTTAGTGCAGGAGCAATTGCAAGTTGTGTTACTAGTTCAGCACCAACTAGAGAAAACACTATTGTTCTACGGTTTGATAGAACAAGTTATACTTCTCAGGTAATAAATTGGACACCGTCAGGATTCTATGCCGGGGTAATTGACACCAGCGTACAGGCTTCTTCCGCAATAACATTAGAAAGCACTGTCCCACCTATCAGTACTATTTTAGCAAGCGCCGGCGGTGAAAGTTTTGAAATATTGAATACGACAAATCAACAAACATTGACTTGGTCTTCAAGAACAAGAGCTACTATTCAGACGTATGGATCAGCGACATCTTATCCAAATGCAATAAGAATAAATCCTAATATAGGTGGAGCACCAGTTGAGGGTAAAATAGGGTCTACTATAGGGTTCTACATTGGCATGCCAGTTAAATTTGTAGGTTCAGTAATTGGCACTACCTTAACTAACAGTGTAACTTACTATGTAAAATCATTGATACAATTGCCAAATACTATTACTAGTGTATTAGAAGATACTGGATTCACTATTTCTACTACCGTAGATAACAATGGTAACCCTGGAGCAGTACTTGTACAAAATACTGCTTCTATCGTAGCTGCTGGACTTACCTTGTATGTAGGAGAATTGACAAATCTTGCCGTATTGACTATCAATTATGCTGGAATTAGAACTGCTACTAACACTGTCGCCGTTACTAATAATATTACTGTTCAATTAACTCCAACTGGATTAGCAGGAACTACCGGATTCTATTTAGGCACTACGATATTCTTTACTGGTAATGTATTTGGTGGAATAGTTGAGAATGAAAATTATTATGTAATAACTATCATTGACAATCAAACATTCACTATGTCAACTGATGCTAATCCTACGACATTTAGTGTAACTGAAACTTTGGCTAGTAATAATTCTATTATATGTGAAAGTGCTACCGGGCTAGCAGCAAATAATCCTATAATATTTACTGGAACAACCTTTGGTGGACTAGTTGCAGGTACAACTTATTATGTAAGAGAGATATTTAGTGGTAATACATCATTTTCTATTGCAGCAACAGTTAACAGTGCTGCAATTATATTAACTAATGACTCAGGGTCATGTACTCTTACAAATCAAATTAATGCAGTTGAGTTAACCACAGGTTCAGGTAGTATGACATTAAATGTTGGACTACCTATAAGTCCAGGACAGATTGAAGGACAAGCATTTACTTTCTATGAAACGTCCTTACCATATTCTAATGTATCCGGTACTGCTTCTAACTTATTGGCAAGAACGATTTCATCAACCCTTGCCACAGTTAATAGAATTTGTTTAGTTGAAAATTTGACAAATATCTACAACAACTTAGAATTCAATATTGATTCTGACGTAGGTGGACTAACTGTAGCCGGAGAACCATACACGGTTAATGGGTTTGGTACAACTACAGTAACAGTTAGCAGCACTAGTGGCGGACCCGATTATTGGTTAACATTACCTGTAGCATCTAATCCAAATATCACTGATGCATTATATGTAGGTATGCCAATAGTATTCACCGACCCATCGTTGGGTGGGATTGAAATTGGTTCAGTATATTATGTTTACTCAATAAATGCCAGTCCACCGGCGGGTACAGGGCAATTTACTATTTCTGCATTTGACACACTTTCCCAAATATTTGCATTAACAACTAGTACTGGAATAATGACCGGAATAGGTGATGACTACTTAACTATTAGCGGTGGTTATTCTTTAATAGATTCAGTTCAACCTGCAACTATAACTAATGCTAGCCCAGCTGTAGTTACAGTGGCTAATGGCGGTGCGTTCCCTGACGGAACAGCTATAACATTTGGTTCATATGGAACTTTACCGGTGCCGTTAAACAGTATAACAACATATTATGTTATCAATCTTAGCGGTAATACATTTAATGTATCATATAGCTTAAACGGGGTAGCAATCAATACAATTACTGCAGGTTCAGGCACACATAGAGTTGCACAAACCAATGTTACATTGACCCAGCAACCTATTACTGACCCTGTATTTGATGTTAGCTATATCCTGGGAGGATATAGAGCTTCTATCATTACACTTGGTAGTGGATATGCGGTAAACAACACTATAACAATACCCGGAACACTAGTGGGAGGAACAACTACTGCCAATGATTTAGTATTAACTGTTGCAAGTATAAATTCAACCGGTGGCGTTACATCAGCCATTGCAAGCGGAACACCTAATGGAATAGTATCTGATTACTACTTAAAAGTATTATCAGAAAATCAAGTAGGTGTTTATAGTGATCCTAACTTGACAGTAGAAGTAAGTGGACAGAACTTCCTGTACACAGGTACTATTTCAACCGCCGCAACTGCCACTAACTCAAGCACTAATAGAGTTACTGTTACCAGTGCAGCAGAGTTCAACGTTAATGATGCGATTGTGTTTACCGGAACAACTTTTGGTAATATTGTATTGGGTCAAACTTATTATGTAAAAACAATTGATCCAGGAAATACTTGGGTGACTATTTCTGCATCAACAAGTGGAACTACTTTTGTGTTAGTTACTAGTTCAGGTACTAATATGACCATGGCCAAGTCAGGTGACTTTGCATTCTTATCAGAGCCATTCTTCTTTAGCCCAACTATTGTAAAATACAATAATCAGTTGTATCAATGTATCATAAGTAATAATGATGCTGACTTTTTCTTTAGTAAGTGGGAGTTACTAGTGTCGGGTAATAGGAAATTAAACGCATTAGATAGGATCGTTGGTTACTATCAACCCACTGTTAATATGCCCGGGGTTGATTTGACTCAATTGGTGTCAGGCATAACATATCCAAACAGCACTTATAAGGGTAATGCCTTTGCCCCCGATGATGAATATGAAGTAGACCTTATATTACAAGATCAACCATTCTACCCATCAGGGATTGATTTAAAATCTATTATATGGAATGGTCTAGTTTATATTGCTGGTTCAGACATCGGGACGTATTCAGCATTTAATGTAAGCGCAGATACTACCTCGTGGACAATCAATCAGTTATCCAACCAGACACTATCTATAACTGACTTTATATATGCAGGAGGAAGTTATGTCATTACTACAAATAACAATGCAACCCCTGTATTAACAAGTGATAACGGATATACTTGGAGTAGTAACGAGACAGTTAATGTACTGACCTCTTCATTGAATAGCGTAACATATCAAAACGGGATATATGTTGCGGTAGGGCAAAACATTATAACATCTACTGATTTAAATTCTTGGACTGAACGTTATGCGTTTACTAATGGATTAACTAATGTATTCAATGGGGTAACCTATGCTACCACTACTGGATATACAGGGTATGTGGCAATTGGTTTGGGACAACAGACAATTGGCTCCAGTGCTGTCAATTTTGCAATCATTTATACAAGTACAGATGCATACACTTGGACACAAGTTACATTTAATGATACATCTCTGGGATTTAATAGTATTGCATCTAATGGTCAAACAATAGTAGCTGTGGGTGACGGTGGTATAATATACACCAGCTTTAACTGTATCACTTGGTTTGCCCAATCTTCAACTATTGCTAGTAAGTTAAACAACATAATTTGGGACAGTTACAACAATAGATTCGTGGTAGTTGGCGAAACCGGGACAATATTAACCGGTACACTTGACGGTATAACTTGGACGCAACAAACTTCGGGTGTAGCTTCAACATTAGAAAGTGTTGTTTGGAACAATACTGCACTTGAATATGTAGTAGTTGGTTTTAATAATACAATTTTAGTTAGTGCTGATGCAACTATATGGGGTAGCTCTGGAACGTTTGTAACTGCTCCGCTGGCGTACTCAATTCAAGGAGATGACTTTACACAAGGGTATGGTCCAGAAGAATTAGTACCGGGAGTAATAGCTGATACCATTATGATGACCGTGGCTACTCGTCCTGGAACAAACTGGGATGAAACAGTTTATCAGCATGTTGGTTACAACACTGTTTCTACTGAAATAACACCAACATCTGCTTCTCAAGATGAATATAGTTTTAATAATCTAGTTACAGTTCCTGCTCAACTTGCAGTTTTTGTAATAAATAGAAGTACTAATCTAAGTACTTCGTTGTATCGTGGAATTGACTATACAGTTGATTGGGTTAACAAAAATGTAATATTAAATACACCTATAACTTATATTGCACCTGGAAACACAGATCGTTTAAGGATTGATGTTTATGAAGTAGGTAATGGGGATCAGTTAGTTAACGCTACCTCAGATACTGATGCATTACGACTAAACACAACTACTGGATTTCAAGAAATTTATGTAAATGCAAATTACAGCGCAAGTATCTATCAAGGATCAGGGGTAGTCAGACCAGATACTTCCTCGATATCGGTAAATGCAAGTAGTACTTCTAGCTCCACAAACGCAATAACATGCAGTGGTGTTATTGATTTCGTATTGAATAGTCCAGTATCCTTCACAGGATCAGTCTTTGGTAACATAGTTGAAAATCAAGTTTACTATGTTAAATCAATTAGTAGTACTACAAATAGGATTGTAATTTCTGCTACTTACAATGTAAGTACAGGCACTGCAGGTGAAACTTTCTTATTAACAGACTCCACAGGTAGTATGGAAGCTGTAATTGCAGTTGGTACAGGATTACCTTGGACACCTCCATCGGTATTTGCAAACGGAAATGCATTAGTATTAGGAACTTATGCGTCAGTTGTACAAACAACTGCAATTACAAACTCAATCACCACTGTTAGTACAGGTGGATTGATAGTTGATACCCCGGTTGTTTTTAGTTCAACTATGTTTGGTAATGTAACTCCGCATGTGGTATACTATGTGCATAGTATTATCAGTAGTACTCGCTTTACTATATCAGCGACTCAGGGTGGATCTATATTAGCATTAATTGATGCAGTTGGCGGTGCCACATTAGTTTCTAATGATTATGCATTTAGTATTGCTGACAATGGAATTACCGCAGCAATGGTGTTAGCAAGTACATATGATGTTACTACGGATTATTTAACTTATACGATTATGGGTGAAACATTGCCTGAGCAGTTTGGATATACACTTCCCCAAGTTCAACTGTTTAGTGGAAATGGGTCAACTGCATTATTTGCTTTAACTAACTATGTTAGTGGTAATAATCCAAACAATGCTATTGTAGAAATTAACGGGATTAGACAAACTGCGGCAGCTTATACAATAAGTGCTATCAGCAATACGATATTGTTCAATAGTCCTCCTGCGGTAGATTCTACGATAGCAGTTACAACTTACAACCAAACTCAGCGTCAGTATTTAAATACTCAATACGATATCACAGGGTCTGGTGAGGCGGTGGCAAGTATCACGGTTAGTGACACTACACACTTGTTAAGTGGATTTGATCAAGATACACCCACAGTGGCAACATTTGATCAAGATACCCCCACAGTAGTATTGTTTGACCAAGAACTAAACTATTTGACATTAGCATCTGGCACAACTAGTCAATTGATTATCAACAGCGCAATAGTGTTTCAGAATGTAATCGGTGGCATAATAGCTGGACAAACTTACTTTATTACAGAAATATTGAATTCTACTGACTTTGTTATCTCAACTCAAGTTGGTGGTTTACCGTTTGAAGTTACAACTGACAGTGGAGCAATGACTAGTGTGGTCAGTGGATTAACGGTAGCTGCTATTGTTGGAATTGATAATTCTCTTAGTGCGCCATTAGTAATTAATGTGTCTGGTACGGTAGCTGCTGATAATTCAGTAACATGCAATGATACTACGAGTTTAGTAGTAGGGCAAGATATAATATTCAAAGCTATAGTAGTTACAGTTGCCGGAGTGTTAATTAGCGGTGATGAATATGAAATTATTACATTAGGTGATACTACTCAATTACAGTGGAATACTGCTGCAGGAACAGTAGGTGTTGATTATTTAGTAGGTAGTGTATTTACCGCAGTTTCTACTGGTGGCGGGGTAGGTACTGGTACAGTGTTGCTTTCAAACTTAGGAGGAATTAGTACACTAGGTCAAGTTTACTTTGTCCGAGCAATAATAGATTTAACACATTTTACAATACAAGATCAAGGTGGTAACATAATTGTTCTTACTGATACTTCAGGCTATAACTTATTTGCGTACATTGGTGGACTTGTTGCGGTTAGAGTGATTACTCAAATAAATAATAACTTTACAGAAAATCAATTGATTAGCATCGACGGCGTGGGTGGATCAATCCAGTTAAATAATAACACATATTATGTAAAAATAATAAGTGATATTGAATTTGATTTGTATAATCAGCCATATAACCCTGCATATGCAGCAGTTAATTATCCAGTTACGCTGCCATCAGCTTATACTTCTGGCGGATATGCTTGGTTAGATCAATTATTCACTATCGTGGATACGGTTGCAACTCGTACTACTGCAAACGGTAATAGAATTACTGTTGGTAGCACTGATATTATAGTGCCAAATACTCCAGTATTATTTACTACATATGGCGCAAGTATAGGTGACAACATATTAGGTGGAATATTAGCAAAAACTCAGTACTATGTGTTTGAAGTAAGACCTACTATCTTAGCAGGAAACTTTATTGTTGGAAATAGTTATCAGATTGTTACGTTAGGCACCACTGATTGGAATACTGCTGCTGGAACAGTAGCGGTAGCATATGCAGTAGATGACATATTTACCGCAGCCAATATAGCGAGTGGAACAGGTCTTGCTTCTGGATTGCAAGAATTCACTATTGCGTTAACCAGATATCCAAATCAAGCGCAAGAGGGATTGACTGATGCGACAGGATCAGTCAATGTAACTGAATTTGAACAAGTTAATGTTGACAGATTATGGGTAACAGTTAATGGTTACAGAGTTCCATCAAGCTCATTGAGATTGAATCCTTTCAATAATTTGAGTATTTTGACAACTATCCAGACTGGTGATCAAGTTATTATTACTAGCATGATGCCAACGGCAACACCAAATGAAGAAGTTTACTTGTTGTATGTATCAACTTCAAATGAACCTACCGTTTACAGAGTAAATTCTGAGTCCAGAACATGGTTGACTCATTCTCTCCAGTTTACTGACACTACTATATATGTAAATGACATAACCCGTGTGACAGATACTGTTATACAAAATGTAGTATGTCCGGCAGCAGTAGATGGTAAATATAATATTGGATTGACTGCTAATAAAAATGCAATATGTCTTGTTGAGGTTTACAATGTAACAACCGTAACTACAGTAAATCCTACAAACTATCAAATAATTATCGTAGATGCTGCTCCAGTATTACAAATTTCTAGTCAGGTTACTGTTGGTGACTCGTTAATAATTACTTTAGTTGTAGGACAATTGATCTACCTTAACGGTGAGCAAATTGCATTCGCAGAATGCGACTTGGCCAACAATACACTTGGTCAATTGACCAGAGGTGCTAACGGAACTGGAGTTAGAGATTATACCCCAATATATGCTGAAGTGTACGGACTCATGCCTGATAATGTAATGCCAGACTTGTTATATTCAGAAGTTTGGAATCCTATCCCAGGTGTTTATGACCCGATTGAAGGTGATCCGTTACAGATAGCTTATAGTCAAGGTGCAACTTTCTTAAGAACGAATACAAACTAAAGATAAATAATATATGAACGAAAACCCAGTGGAAAATAAATACCCCCAGACCGAAAAATCCGGCACAAAACCAAACGAACAGGTTGGCTTTTACTTTTCTTCTGGGATAAAGATAACCGACCCAAATACTAAAGAAATTTTGGTTCAAATGCGAGGTGATAATTAAATGTCAGTAATAACTCTATCATACAAAGTAGAAGGATTCATTAAAATACATGACCCTAATAACGGGGAAATTTTCGTAGACAAGAAAAATGCTATAAATTACGAAAATATGTCAATCGCCATGGCTGATACATTAAGTAGTCGTGGATACGGAGAAATCTATGAAATGGCGTTTGGGAACGGCGGAGCTAGTGTTTCAGATACAGGGGTTATCACTTATCTACCCCCAAATGTAACTGGTCAGAATGCTGCACTTTACAATCAAACTTACGCTAAGATTGTAGACGATACTAGTGTTTTTAACTTGGACCCTACCCGTAATAAAATGACAGTTTCCCATACCACCGGAAAGTATTATACTGACATTTTGGTACAATGTTTACTAGATTATGGTGAACCACCGGGTCAGGCGGCGTTTGATAATAGCACACAAACCAATAGTTCTTATATATTTGATGAATTAGGGTTGCTTGCTAACTACGGAACTGACAGTTCAGGTGCGATTATTACAAAATTATTGACCCACGTGATCTTTCACCCAGTGCAAAAGAGTTTAAATAGACAGATTCAGATTGATTACACGGTACGCCTGCAGTCATTAACTAATTTGGTAACAATTTAATATAAATAACAGATATCGGAGAGATTTTAAAATGGCATATACAATTGTAAAAACCAATGGTCAAGTGTTAACGACCATTGCAGATGGTACTGTTAATACAAGTAGTACTTCACTAGCATTACCGGGCAGAAACTTCGCCGGTTACGGTCAATATGTAGACACAAACTTTGTTCACCAACTTGAAAACTATGCTAATACAAGTCCTCCCCCTAACTCATTAGCAGGCCAGTTGTGGTACAATACAAATTCTAATACAATGTTTGTTTGTCCGGCAGACGGAACTACATCGGCTGCTAGCTGGTTAGCATTAACCTCAACATCTAGCGGTGGTACAACAACATTTGGGGCAGTTACTGTAACTGGAAACATTGGGGCAAATAACATCACGGTGACGAACGGCATAGTTGCTGATACGATTACTGTACGCCTGGCAACGGTTACAGCCAACGCCACTATAGCAAATGCTAATATTACTACTGGTAATATTGGAACATTAAACACAGCTATAGTAACAACCGGTGGCGCAGCTACAACAGGTACATTGACTGGAACTTGGACTCTGGATGGTACAGGAACCGCGAATACTGTAGCAGGGACCGGGTTATACGTGAATTCAGGCAACATTGTAGTTAACCAAGCAGGTGGCGTTTACGGTGTCAAGACTGACAAATACATGTATGCAAATGGTACACCTATCAGTTTTGCAGGTACTTATAATAACGGAAATGTGTTTGACTATTTGACAGGGGCAAACTCTGTAGTACAATTCGGTGGAGTTATCGCTCCTTCAAGTGTTACAACAGCAAATATCACAACAGGTGCCAATACTACTGCTGGGCAGTTGACCGGCAATTGGACATTAACTGCCGGTAGTAGATTAACAGCCACATATGCTGACTTGGCTGAACGCTTTGAAGCTGATGCATATTATGATGCAGGGACTGTTGTTGAATTGGGCGGGGACAAAGAAATCACCAGCGTAAAGTACGAATTAAGTGAAGATATCTTTGGTGTCATCTCTGATACTGCTGCTTACTTGATGAATTCAGGTGCAGGGGATAATATAACACATCCACCGGTCGCTATGACAGGTAGAGTTCAAGTTAAAGTCACTGGTATAGTTAAAAAGGGTGAGCGGCTAGTTAGTGCAGGTAAAGGATTAGCTCGTGCTGCTCAATCAGGTGAAGCAACTGCGTTTAACGTCATTGGGCGAGCATTAGAAAACAAAATAACACATGATATTGGAACAGTTTTGGCAATTGTTACGGTGTCTAAATAAGGATTAGAAATGACATACGCACAATACGGAACAGTATCCGCAGCAGATTTTAATACTTTAGTAGGTGGAAATCCTACTACAACTGCAAACACGCTTAATGCTACTTGGGCAACAGGTGGGAGTAGTGCAGGGTATGGACAAACTGCGATTGCTAATGTCTCAGTAGGTAGTAATGTCGCTGCTGTAGGAGCATGGGCAAATTTAGTAAATGTAACTGCATCTGCGGCTTCACATCAAGGAATGGCAATCACCTCAGTTACTGCACCGGTTGCAGGCGGAACAATTACATATTTGTCCGCGATACCAACCAACTTAACAACTATATATGGTAGTAGATTAAGTGCCGCTATCCAAGGTTCGACTTCTGCTAACTCTGCTAACCGTGCAACAACTTGGAACAATAATCTAGTTGCAACTTTTACTGCTAGTTTTGCAAATGGTAATGCTGCTAGATTCTTTTTTAACTCGGGTGGCCAATTAAAATTAACATTTTCAGCTCCAACCGGTACAGCAATTGATAACTCACTAAACGCACTTGCAACTGCTGTAGGAACAGTAGTTATCTCTGCCCCTTCAAGTGGGGCAATTACAGTAGCAGCAGTTTCATACAACGGTGTTACTAAAATAGGCGGAAGCGGAACGGTAAATGCAATATCAACTAACACGGGTTACTATGGATTAGGTACAGCTAATACACAACTGTTTAAACAACTAGTTGCTTCGGCTCCAGTAGGTTATACAAATACCAATATCAATATTCTTGCAAAAACCAATGGTACTCAGGGAACTAATCTGGATAACGGCAGCATTATTACTATATATTGCAATTGGGCAGAACTATCATCTACTGGGTTAACAGCAGCAGCGGGTGCAAACTCAATATTAACTGTTGCTTTCCCGGAAACTACCTACCTAACATCCAATTCTTGGGGAGCAGTTACTACTACTGCTGTGGTTACAGGTACATAATTTTATGGCTATGTTATATCTATCTAAATACTCTTATAGGAGAGTAGGATGGATATCAAAAACTTACTTGCCGATTCAAAAGCAAGATTCAATCATAATTCAGCTAAAGCCTACCTGGCAGAAAAATACAAATCAAAATTAATTGTGGCTGAACAAGGTGGGTTATGGAAAGCCGACGCCGAAACTATTTTATTGCTCACTGGTTTTTCTTCTACTGAATTGGTTCTTATAGACACCTTTAACAGTCCTGTTAAAGTAGATCGTCAGCAACTTTTAGAAAAACTTCAACAAATCTACGAAACTACCATGGAACAATGGTATACTGAATGGCAAGCACTTGAGAGCAAGAGATGACCCGAGGTGCAATTTTATTTGCTTTTAACACAGAGAAATTTAATTATTACGAAATGGCAGAATATGCTGCTAAACGAATTAATCACTTTCTTAATTTACCAGTAACTCTAGTTACTGATGCAGATTCATATCCAAAAGATACTAACTTTGTTTGGGACAATGTAATCAAAATAACACCTGACAAAAGCAATACTCGTGTCTGGGGCACTTGGATTAATAAGGGTAGATGGCAAGCATATGAATTCGCCCCATATGATGAAACATTGTTATTGGATGTTGATTATATAGTAAACTCATCAAATTTGTTAAAGATATTTGATTTCTACGATGATTTTTGCTGCCATAATACTATTGATTTCTTGATGCAGCCTAACGCAGAGCAAGAAAAAATAAGTCATTATGGATATAACTCTCTTTGGGCCACTGTAGTTGCGTTCAAAAAAACCAACAAAGTTAAAAATATCTTTAACTGTATGAAGATGGTACAAAATAATTATGAATTTTATATGAATCTGCATTCATTCAATACGGGTATCTATAGAAATGATTATGCATTGACTATCGCATTAAATATTATTAATGGGCATTTAACTGATACCCGTGATTTTATCCCCTGGAATTTATTACATATAGGAAGCAATACACAGATATATAAGTCTAATGAAGATGAATTAGATTCAGAATTCACAGTTACCTTTGATAATTGGCAAAGAGGTAAAATTCGTAAAGAATATATAACAATTAATAATTTAGATTTCCATGTCATGGACAAAGAACTCTATGTAGGGATTATTGAAAATGGAAAATAATAAAGGCTTTGTGATAATGGCGCAGGGAGATAGCTATGTGAAATGCGCCCAGGCTTTGGAACTTAGTATTAAACAAGTAATGCCCAATGCCAATGTTACTATTATAACAACCGAAATGTTACCACATGGTGATCAGTGCCCTGATATATTTTGGAAATTACAAAACGATTGGCAAGTCTATGAAGCTAGTCCATATGAATATACAATCAAGTTAGAAGCAGACATGTATATCCCTAGATCAATTGAATATTGGTTTGATTCATTGAAAGATAGAGATGTGGTGATATGCACTAAAGTAAAAAACTTTATGCAAGAGGATTCTACTGTGAAATTTTATCGTAAATTTATTATTGATAATAAGTTACCAAATACATATAACGGGATTACCTATTTTAAGAAATCACAGTTGGCTCAACAATTTTTTGAAACAACTAGAACTATTTGGGAAAATTGGAAAGAGGTACGAGACACCCTACAATGCAATGTAAATGAGCTTGCTACTACTGATTGGGTATATGCAATCGCTTCTCACATAATAGGAGTGGAAAAAACTACACTTCCGCAATTTGAACCAATGACAATGATTCACATGAAGCAGCACATCAATAATACTCCCTCAGAGGATTGGACAGATATATTCACCACTGAGATCCTACCCCATACTATTCGTGTTAACACTATTCCTCAATTGTATCCATTTCACTATCATGTGAAGCACTTTGCAAATACTATATTGGAGAATCTGAAATGACAGAGGATACAGATAATTCTATGTTTGTTTGGAATGCGCCGGTTATCGTAAAGCCCGAATTTAGATTGTATTATGATGATTTAGGTAGTATAATATGTTATTCAGGTGATAACTTAGAAGGTAACTATGTAGTAATTGATGCTCAAACTTTTGCTGAGGGCAGATATGATCTAAGAATAATCGATGGCAAAGTTATCAAAAATTCTACTCACGCAACTATCGTTAGATTGACACTCAGTATTACTGGAACTTTATGCGCTGCCGAAGACCTAAGTGTTATTGTATCTGAAGAAGATGCAGTGGAAAAACAATATTGGAAATTAACTGTTTATGAATTTTGATGATTGCTTTCTTGCTATGCGAGCGTGACCAACTGAGCATTGACTAGCGGTAGGAATGGCTAGTTTCTTTTTGACAAGGAGTTCTATGCTTTGCCTGATATATTTAGTAAGAACCGGACCCCTGCGGATCGACTATCCACGGATCGACGATCACTATTTGATTACCGCGCATCATATAGTTGCAACCGTGATGTAGATCCAATCCCCATCCATGCTTGTTACCAATCGTGTTAATCTCTAGTACTGTATTAAACAGTGTAGGATCTTTAACCCACGGTGTGGTTGTGACAAATTTAGTGCCCATCTCTTGTGCAACGATACGCTTAAAGGTTGCATAACTACGACCCTCAGTGATTGCCAAGTCAATTTGCTCAAGTAACTCCTTAATCTCCTCATCGGGGATTTCTGAAAGTTTTTCCATTTTAATCTGGAGATACATCTGCTTACTTCCTAGTGGATATTCAAAGCCAATCCAATCGCTGAAATGCGGAATGTAAGGGTTACTAGCATGTGACTTGCAGTAAATGGTCCAAGCCTTGAACATTTTATGATCTTCCGTAAATCCTTCTTGACCTTCTTGTGTACCGAAAATCTTTAGGATGTTGCCTTCCGGCGACTTCCATGTAGTTTGATCTCTACCTTCTCCCGAAGGACTGTATTTTAATGCAATTAAGTGAGCACGTATGCCCGGATGTGTATAGCTACGCTCTTGTAGTTCACTGAATTCATGTAAGCGCATGGATAATTTCAGGTGTTACTTTTGCTCTATAAATAATGCTATAATAAGTAGCTGTATACTTGTTTTCTAAAAATTTCATAAAGGGTTTCTAAAAAATGAACAACGATATTGTTTGTATTGCTGATCTATCAACTATTTATCTAAGTTATGACGAACCACAGAAAGAAGAATTTTGGCTCAAAATTAAAAATATGATTCCATGGGCTGTGCGTGTTGATGGAATTAAAGGTAGTGATGCAGCACACAAAGCAGCAGGTGAAGCTAGTGATACTGAAAGATTTATCCTAATTGACGGTGATAATATGCCCGAAGAAAGTTTCTTCAATATGCAATTAGATTTTACCGACAAAGATTCTAAATTCAAACTGGCACAATATCGTTGGAAAGCTATCAATAGTATCAATGGGTTGAGATATGGTAATGGTGGGCTGAGTAGTTGGACAAAGACTTATGTTGCTAATATGAAAACACACGAAAATCAAACAGACGGTGATATAACACGGGTAGCTGATTTTTGCTTAGATAGTACTGACAGCTTGTATTGGTCAATGCACGATTGTTATTCTACCACTTATCCTAATTATACTCCGTTTCAAGCGTGGCGTGCTGGATTCCGAGAAGGAGTAAAAATGGTTCTTGATAAAGGAGCCAAGACTGATATCAACACATTCAAAGAAACTACTGCAACTCGTAACCTCAACAATTTAACAATATGGCAAAATGTAGGTGCAGATGTTGAGAATGGAATGTGGGCTATTTATGGAGCACGATTGGGAACATATATGACTATGTTAACTGATTGGGACCACACTAATGTACAATGGTTTGATAACTATATTGTATTGTGGGAAGAACATAAGCATAGAGATCCAGAATGTGCAGCGACCGAGATAGGTGAAGTTTTACATGCCAAACTTGGATTGCCCATGTGTGTGTTGGGCAAAGAACAAAGTAAATTCTTCAAGCGACACTATAATGCTGATAAGTATAATATTGGGCCATTAGTAACAGAGATGGATGTAATAAGAAAGATTGAAGGTTGGTGATGAAAAAATTAAATGATGTAATTTGGATAAAGAATAATTCCGGTGATATTGTTTCTAATAAAGAAAATATACAAACTGTAAAAAATCTATTAAATGATACTGGATGTGGGTTTTGTTTAGCAAAGTTTACACAGGTTACTATGCATTTGGGTACTGGATTGGTACATTCATGTCATCACCCAAAAGCACATATTGTGCCATTAGAAGAATTAGAGAATAATCCAGCTGCATTGTTTAACACAAGCAAGTTAAAAGAAGCACGAAAAGAAATGTTGTCCGGTGAGAAACCAAGTGAGTGTGATTATTGCTGGCGAATGGAAGATAGAAATAGTCCAAGTGATAGATACTTCAAGAGCCTTGAGGACTGGGCATTGTCAAGCCATGACATGGTGCTTGAAAACGGACATGAGATTGACTATTATCCTACTTACTTAGAAGTTGATTTTAGTAATGTGTGTAACTTTAGCTGTGTCTATTGCGGCCCCGAGTACAGTAGTATTTGGGTAGAAGATTTAAAAAGAAACGGCCCAGTTAAGGTACTAGACAACACCAGCAAGGTACAATGGGTACAGGGCTGGCAAGACTTAGATGCTATAGCGTACAAGAATAGAGAACATAATCCATATGTTGACGCATTTTGGAAATGGTTCCCCGATGCATATAAGAAACTTAAGTTCTATCGTATTACTGGCGGAGAGCCATTGTTAAGTAAAGAAACATTTAGAAGCATTGATTGGCTGATTGAGAATCCAAATTCTGAATTAGATTTCAGTATAAATAGTAACATGGGTGTACCAGACAAGTTATGGTATTCATTTTTAGACAAGATAAAAGTATTAGTAAATGGAAAGTATGTTAAGAAGTTTACATTGTTTACAAGTGTTGATGCTTGGGGAGAGAAAGCCGAATATCTACGCCCGGGGTTAGATTTTGAATTATTCAAAAAACGATATGAAGAAGTCTTGCAAATTGGTGGGGTAAGATGCGTAATCATGTGTACATTTAACTTATTAAGTGTTACTAGTATACAACAGTTATTAGAATGGCAATCTGATTTGCGAAGCAAATACAATGTTGACAGAGAACTATTACAGTTAGAAACTCAATTTGGTTTTAATCTAGGTGGAGAAATTTCTCATACTGAAAGAAACAAATTATCCGGAGAGCATTTTGCTATAGTCGGCATTGATATTCCCTATTTACGCCATCCTCAATGTTTAGATGCTCATTTTTCAGATAAGAATTTGATTGAGCAATACTTAGTCCCGGCAATTAACTTTATGTCAAAAAATACAGGAAGTTCACATTGGGGATTGCATCAAGGTTACGAGTCATATGAAGTTGAAAAAATGAAAAGAATTGTATTTGACGTACTTCATTTTAACTCAATACATGATGAAAAAAATCCAGTTGTAGTTGAAGGCAGAGCAAAGTTTTATGATTTTGTTAACGACATGGATAGACGCCATAACAAGAATTTTCTAGAAGTTTTTCCTGAGTTTAAATCATTTTATGAAAAATGTAGACAAAATAAAAATGACATATTAAAAGAAGAACATAAACTACCATGAGAGTGGCATTATGTATTAGTGGACAGCCTAGGACATGGGAAAAATGTTATCAAAATTGGATAGATAACATTATGCCCGGGATAGAAAAAGATTTGTTCTTTCATTTATGGGATTATAATTCATTACCTAGTATAATTAATACTATTCCGGGTGCACCAAAAAATTATAATAAAAAAATATCCGAAGATGAGAAAAATCTAATTATAGATAGATTACAGCCAAAAAAGCATAAATTTGATAATAAAGAAATTCCCAATCGAAGTAATGATCCTAGTTTTATTAATGAATTTGTGAAAACTCCCCTAGGATGGTGGTGCCGAGGACAATATTATAGTTTATGGTATTCTTCACAACTCAAGCGACAATACGAATTAGAAAATAACTTTGAGTATGATATAGTATTTAGAGTGAGAACTGATTTACTTTTCACCGCACCGGTTATAGTTCCTGAAAAACTTGAGTATAATTCAATATATTCTACAAACAATGGATGGATGGAAAATATTGGTACATTTATGATAGGCGATACTTTTTATTTTACAGATAGTTTTACCTACGACCAAATATCTCAGTTTATACATGGATTAAACTTTATTGATGCATATAATGTAGTTGGACCTAATATAACTTTTCAACCACCTGAAGTAGGGTTTTATCCTTTTGTCAGGTCACTTGGAATAAAAAACATAAATTCACTTCAGAATTTTAAAATAGCAAGAACGCAAGAATATCTTGATATTAAGAAGGAGTTAAATTCTTTTGAAACCTTATAATATTGCAGTTTGCTTAAGCGGTGAGCCAAGAACGTGGCAACATACCGCCACTGCCATTAAACATTTCTTTAGTAGTGATGTTAATAATTATAAATTTTTTGGACATACTTGGAATAACAGTTATTATAAAAAAGAACACCGATATTCTAGGAAATCGCTCATTAATTCTTTAAAATCATCTAATGTGACACAAGATCATGTAGTAAATAAATTTAAAAATTATAATACTCAATTTGCTAAAAGTTGGCAAGATGACTATGATAACAAAACTCTAGCAGATAACTTAATTGATACGTTTGGTATGACCGATATACTAGTGGAAGATAAAAAAGTTGTGTCTGATGTGTGTGATTCATTAGATTTGATTTATCCAGAGTTTGTTGCTAAATTTGATAAAGAAAATAGTGCAAATCAAAGAAAACCTGTAGTTTGGTCTCATATGTCGTATAGCAAGATGAGAGCAAATTCACTAAAAACACAATATGAATTAGAAAACGAAATTCAATTTGATGTTGTAGTTAGTGCAAGATTTGATGTGTGCTATCCACCGACAGAAAAGTTTGATCATTGGTTGCAACAACATGGTACTATATTACCGACAGCTATATACGGAGAAACTCATTATTTTCCAAATGAATATTTTTTGCCGCATATTAATGATGTTATATATTTTGGCAATAGCAGAATTATGAATGTAGTTGACAATTTTTATAGATACTTTGTATCGGGTAAATTTTGGGAAATGCTTGATGAAAATTATAATGATTGCGCTCTTAAGAGTTGTGGGTATAATGTTAATTTGTACCAATGGTTAACTATTAAAAATATTTTAATTAAAAACATTAATATACCCCATACAGTTTTTAGAAAAACGGCAACAAATTTAACATGGCCAACCGACTGGAATGAAATTGTTAATGCTAATAGGATTTTATTTCAATGAAAATTGCTTTTTGTTTCAGTGGGCAGATTCGCACCGGTATACAAACTTACCCAAACATAAAACGATTTATAGGTGAACTTTGGGATAGCTGTGATTTTTTTGTCCACACTTGGAATTATGAATCATATAAATCATTTAGTAAATCATCAATAAACGGTATATCTTTATTGCCTAGACAAAATCATTTTATTACAACTGAAAAAATAGAAAAATTTGCTTCATGTTATAATCCTAGAGGTATTATTGTAGATGATTTTGAATCATATAGCGAAAGACATATAAATCCAATTTGGTACTCTACATCAGAATCGTTTAAGATTATGGAAAAGTATTCAACTGAGCATGATATAAAATATGATGTGGTTATAAAAATTAGACCTGATGTTATTTTTGGTACGGAAAGAAGATTGATAAATGAAATAAATCTATATGAAAAAACTCCAACAGTACTGTATAGTGATTGTTATACTGAAATAAGATTAGATGATGTAGTTTGGGTATTAAATTTTGAAAATGCATGTAAAATGTATACTGTGTTTGATTATATAATAAATAATATGACGGCAGAACAAGATGAAAAACAAACCGTATTGGAATTTTTAAAAGATAATAACATCACAAACTCAAGTACTTTTCATAAAAGGTTTCAATATGCCATATATAGGAATGAATCATATATGTTTGATCCAATGACACAATTTAAAGAATGTTTTCGGAATGATAATCTACATTATGGTTCTTTTGGATTTACAGATGAGGAACATTTTAAAAAAATAAGCACAGAAGATAAACTAGGAATCAAATATGATTAATCATTTATACACTAATGGTTGTAGCTGGACAGCCGGCAATGGAATAGATCAAGATCCATTATTAAAAAGTATACCTTACCCTCAAAAATATAATTATCTAAATAAACTAGGTTGGCCTGCTAAGTTAGCGCAACATCTTAATGTTCCTTTTACTAACAAAGCACAGGGAGCCGGAAGTAATAAACGAATGATTCGTACCACTTGTGATTTTTTGAGAAAATATCCCAAAGAAGAATATAAAAACTTGGTAATAGTATTGGGCTGGACTACTGCGGATCGCAATGAAATGTATTTTGAAGAAAATGAAAATACGAAAGGATGGTGTATGTTCAATGCAACACAGCCAGTCAGTAGTCATGGGGGACTTTTTCGTCCAAACTTTTCATCAAGTTTTCTACGCAGGATAGATGATTGGCAAAAACAATATGTGGGTGACTTTTTTAGCGTATATTCAACCTACTCATACTATTTTCAAGAAATGTATTTAATGAGTAATATGCTAGAAAACTTAAATATTAAATATATGTTTTTCAGTAGTTTACCATGGAAAAGAATGATATATGGTGGAACTGAAGAAGTGCTAAAATCGTTTACAACTGAAATAAATGAACTTAAAAAACCTACTATACTACAAACTAGAGACTGTGATGATTCATTAAATGTAATGTTTGATTTCTGTTTGAAAAATAATTTACCAATGGCAAAGGACCATCATACTATGTCAGTAGGACATGCAGAGTGGGCCAATCATTTATCAAATGAACTAAAAGAACTTTATCCAAATGACATTTAAATTAATAACTAATGGTGATAGTTGGACATTCGGCAGTGAGATAGTTGACTATGCTGTAGTAAACAAACATCTTGACAAAAAACATGTAACAGAATATGATTTTTTTGAAGAAAACGATAGTTATAGAATTGCTAGAATCTGGCCTACCCATCTAGCTAAAATTATGAATGCTGATTTAATTAATTTAGCATGGCCGGCTGATGATAACGGAAGTATACTAAGACGTACTATGTCATATATTGCAACTAACTTTATTGAAAAAAACTTACCTACATCCGACATACTTGTTATAATTGGATGGAGTAGCCCGGAACGAAATAGTTTTTGGTATGACGATGGAAAACAATCACATTCATTGAGACTATTTCCTACTATTCCTACTTCAGTTAGAGATATTGAATTTAAGAAATTTTGGGAATATTATGTAACTTATTTATGGAACCCAGAAGATTACATCCGCCGATTCATATTTGATGCAGTACAGTTTGAAAACTTTTGTATACGCTATAAAATTAAATATCTGCAATTTAATTCATTCTATCAAACCCCTGGCAAGAATATAACACATTGGATAGATTTAAATATATCAGAAGAAGTTAACAAACTAAAACCTGATGTAAGCACTATATATGACTCAACTATTGCACGAAGAAAACATGAAATAGCAAATTATATTACATTGTGGAATACAATAAATTCTGTAAATTTCTACAATAAGGATCAAACCAATAATACCTTTAAAGGGTTTATTGATTCTAAGTTTAAAGACCCCTACAATAAAACATGGCACCCAAGTCCGGAAAGTCATTTAGCTTGGGCTGAAGAATTACACAGATATATGACAGTTAATAAAATTATTAATTAAGGGTAAGGAAAACAAATGGTACAAAAAATAAACAAACATTGGGGTCACGAACTTTGGATTGCTGACGGCGTAAGAACCCCATATGCTTTGAAACGAATACTTTTCAAAGCTGGAAATCGTACCAGCTTGCAAGTGCATAAATTTAAGTTTGAAACTAACTATGTGCTAAGTGGTACTGGTCTATTGTATAGAAGTAAAGAATCATTTGACATTGACACCTTTTTAAATAATGGAATGACTATTACACAAGTCATGGAATATGAATCTTCATTTGATATCATTGAACTAACAGAGGGTGTTTCATTTGATGTGCAGCCGAGATTTGTTCATCGGGTGGTTGCAACAACTGATCTTGAATTCATTGAGGCAAGCACTACTGAACTTGATGATGTAATCAGGCTACAAGATGACGGTGGAAGAACACACGGCCGAATAAGCTATGAACATGAAAATTAATACAGTAATTATTCCTACTGCCGGTACCGGTAGTAGAATGGGCAACTACACAAAAAATTTTAACAAAGCACTATTGCCTTATAAGAATAAGCCAGTAATATCACATATCATTGATAGCTTCCCTAAAGATACTAGATTTATTATTCCCTTAGGCTATTTAAAAGAACAGATTATAGATTTCTGTGCCGTAGCATACAATGATAGACATATTGAATTTGTTGTTGTTGATGACTGGCAAAGCACAAAGTCTGGTACAGGCTATACCTTACTACAATGTAAAGACTTAATCAACTCCTCATTTTGGTATGTACCTTGTGATACATACTTTGATCAATCAGTAGTAGATAAAGTTAGAGATAAAGATTGTTATTTTGTTAAAACAGTTCCAGCACAAGATACACATCTTTATACTATGTTTGACTTGAACAATAGTTTTTATATACATGATATTAAGTTTAAAGAAGAAACTAGCTCTAATTGGAAAGCATTTACTGGTTTGATGTATATCAATGATTACAGTGATTTCTTTGCTAGGTTAGAAGCTAGTCACAGCAATGAATTCATTGGTATTATTAAGCTAGGCAGCGATACAGCAGGTCTTAATACATGGCTAGACTTTGGTAGCCCAATAATATATCAAACTGAATTAAGTAAGAGTCAAAAGTTTGACTTTACAAAGAAAGATGAAGTAACTTATATCTGTAACAATCGTGTAGTTAAATGGTGGTTAGACGGATCTGTGGCTAAAAAGAAATACGATAAAGTATTGGCCAATTTCAGTATATTTCCGGATAATTGTCAACATAGCGGTAACTACATGGCCTATGATTTCTTTCAAGGACAAACATTGTACGAATTCAATAATCCAGCGGCATTTACTCCTTTACTAGATTGGTTAGAAACAAATGTTTGGAAAGATTGCGATGCCGACATTTACAATGCTAGTGTTGAATTTTATAAAACTAAATCATTATCACGTATTAATAAGTTTTTAGAAAAGTATCCTAACTTAAGTCCAGTTACTAACATTGATGGAGTAGAAGTTAAGGATTATAATTACTATCTCGATAAAATAGATTGGGAATACTTTGCTACTGTTACTCGTCCTGGATTTCTTCATGGTGATTTGCAGTTTGATAACATTGTTATCAGCGAAGATTTAGAGTTTAAGATAATAGATTGGCGTCACGAATTTGCCGGCTTAGTTGAGTGCGGTGATATATACTATGACCTAGCTAAGATGGCAGGGGGGTTGATTATTAACTACGCTAACATTAAGAATCATAATTTCAACATTGAAATAGACAATGGCGCAGTGACATTAAGCATCCCAAATGTAGATCATATAAATGTTTATCAAAAACGTTTAAAGAAATATATATTGGATAACAACTTAGATTATAACAAAGTTCAACAACTTATACCAATTATATTTTGGAATATGAGCCCCTTACATACCGCACCATTTGATTTGTTCTTGTGGTATTTGGGTATCAAGTTGTTCCAAGAGTTAGAATGAAACAATTTTATAGTCTAAGCCAATATCCAGGTAAAACGGGAGAGACGTACTATCGTAAGTTTTTTAATTTAAAGAACTTACCATACACTTACAACGCATTAAAATGCGAAAACATAGTTGATAGTGTAACCGAATTAAAAAATTCTAATAGTAGTGGATTTAGTGTAAGTATGCCTTATAAATCTCTAGTCATACCTTTATTAGATGAAGTGGATGAATTAGTTACTCAATTCAATAGTTGTAATACAGTAGTAAATATTGATGGAAAGTATATTGGTTACAATGCTGATTACTACGGTGCAATACATGTACTAAAAACAGTTCCAGACTCTAGTCCAATTAACATATTGGGAAACGGGGCAATGGGCAATATGTTTAAAAAAATCTTAGGTTCTAGAGCTAATATATACAGTCGTTCATTGGATAATTGGGATAAAATACAATCATTAACTGGAACTGTAATAAACTGCACAAGTTTGGGCACCTCTACAGAGGATAGCCCCTTTGTTAAGTTACCAAACTTAAGCTGTGTAATTGATTTAGCAATGGCTGATAATGATTTAAAAAAACAAACCATCTCATCTGATATTAAATATATAGGCGGAAAAGAGTTTTACCGACACCAATTCAAAAAGCAATTTGAAATATACACCGGTATAACACTAAGCCAATCAGAACTTGAAGATGATAATTAATAAATTAGTTTTAGACATTGACGGAGTACTTAACACTGGGCATATTTTATATAGCAGTCAGGGTAAGATGTTCAAAGTATTTGGTCCACACGACAAAGATGGATTCAAAATAATAAAGAAATATCTTAATGATATTACCTTTATTACGGCAGATGTGACTGGCTGGGAAATAACCTACGCCCGAATAGTAAAAGATTGGAACTATAATCCATCGCAATTGATATTAGTTACCGAAGAAGATCGTATGAGATGGTTTGAAAATAATTGCAATTTTGAAACCACTGCATATATAGCTGACGGATATAATGATGCACCTATACTAAAAAGAGTTAAAGTTGGCATTGCACCTAAATCAGCAAGAATAGAAGCAAGAGAATCAGCAAAGTACGTAACACCCTCTGAAGCAGGTAACGGTGCTGTATTAGATGCTTGTATATATTTAGAGAGAATAATAAATGGACTTGAAGAAATTTAAATTGGGTGTGGGTCCCATGAGTCCAGAAATAGTTACGATTTGTTTGGAATACAGCAAGGTACATAATTTCCCAATTATGATTATTGCTAGCAGGAATCAAGTTGATGCTAATAGCGGATATTCGTTTACCACTGAAAAATTAGTAGATTTCATCAAAACTAACGCAAATTATGATCCTGAAAGAGTACTCATCTGTAGAGACCACTGCGGGCCATATTACGGTGATATTGATAATGGATTATCTGTTGAAGATGCATTAAAAAATTGTATCAACACAATTGATTCTGACGTTAAGAACGGATTTAATTTGATACATGTGGATATCAGCAGAATAGCAAAAGAAGAAAAATACGCAATAGCAGATCAACTTATCAATTACATTTTGAAGTTAAATCCTGACATGATGTTAGAATTTGGAAGTGAAGATAATCTTAGTGTAGAAGAAAACAATAATCAAATACATTATGATGTTGAGTTTAGTAGACGATATCCATTTGAAATTAAATTTGTTGTTGGGCGAACCGGAAGTCTTACCAAACACAAACAAGTAGGACATTTTGCAGTAGAAGCTAATACTAAACTAGCAGAGGTTATACATAATCATGGGTTTTTATTTAAAGAACACAATGCTGATTACCTAACTGGACAAGAGATTGTTTTGCGAAAGCTAGCCGGGGTAGATTCGTTAAATATTGCTCCGCAATTAGGAGTGATTCACACTACTGTACTTACTAACTTGGGCAAAGAATTCATCACTGAGTATCTTGCATTTAAGAAAGTTGTACTTGAAACAGAAGTATGGAAGAAATGGGTTACCCCTGAGGTAACAGGCGATGAAACTAAATTATTAGTAAGTGGACATTACTTTTTAAACACAGATTCAGCCAAACAGTTGTTAGAAAAAATTGACATATCACATTTTAAAACTGTGTTGAAAACAGAGATATTTGCCGTACTTGATATATATAGAAAGGCTCTTGACAATGAGCATATTTAAAAAAATTAGACATTTTATCGTAGAAACCGTGTTTGGTAAAATTACCAGAGAATTACGCTATAGAAAACGATTAAAAGAATTGCGGAAACGTGATCCGTTTATTTACTAATGAATTTTATAGGTATAAGTGCCGGCTTCCATGATGCAGCCGTTAGTGTAGTAGATGACCATGGTAACATATTGTTTGCTGGACATAGCGAACGGTATAGTAAGAAGAAACACGACAAAGATATATGTGAAGAATTGTTAACTGATGCACTACCATATGCTAACTCTGAACAGTTAGAATATCATTACTATGAACGCCCGTGGTTAAAGTCATTGAGACAACTACGTAGCGGTGAAGGGTTTATTTGGCCAACATGGGAAAAGATATTGGGATCGGCGTATAGTCAAATGAGTGAGCCTAAGATTCATACGCATGGACATCATTTATGTCATGCAGCAGCAGGATTTCAAACAAGTCCGTTTGATGATGCGACCGTAGTGGTGATTGATGCCATCGGAGAGTTTGATACTATTACTATCTGGGATGCTTGGTATGATTTTGTAACCGACAAAGCACAATATAAAAAACTCTGGAGTATGCAATATCCAGATAGTATTGGATTGTTCTATTCAGCAATGACTGAAAGAGTTGGATTGCGCCCGCTTGATGAAGAATATATTCTAATGGGAATGGCAGCATATGGGCAACCGATTCATCTGAATGAAATGATGGATGAAATAGTAGATGATAGATTAATCTTCAAACAAAATTTACATACCGGAGTTAGTAAAGATTTCTTAAAAGATGCTGATCTAATGGACATTGCTAGTAGTAGTCAACATCTAGTAGAACATATGATTACCACAGTAATGGCTAAAGCCAGAATAATGGGCTCTAGTAGTAATCTAGTATACGGTGGCGGCGTGGCTTTGAATTGTGTAGCAAATAGATTGTTAGGAAATTACTATGAAAATATTTGGATTATGCCTAATCCCGGAGACGCGGGTAATAGTCTTGGTGCAGCGTGTCTTGGACAAGGGGGTAAAGTTAATTGGGTTGATGCTTTTCTTGGCTATGGAATTTCTGGTGACTATCCTGTTAACAGTTTACTTGATGTTTTACTTAGTGATAGTATTGTTGGTGTCGCATCAGGGAGAGCAGAGTTCGGGCCAAGAGCGTTGGGCAACAGAAGTCTCCTTGCAGACCCAAGAGGTGGCCGGATTAAAGATAAAGTAAATCAGATTAAACGTAGACAGAAGTTTAGACCATTTGCACCGGTCATTCTGGAAGAGTATGTTCATCAATATTTTACTATGCCTATACATTGGGATAACAGTAGGTATATGCAAGTAGTCGGCACTTGTAGGTTGCCTGAGTTATTTCCTGCTATTGTACATCATGACGGTACTAGTCGTGTGCAAACCGTACCAAAAGATGGATCAGGGATTAGAGAGTTATTAGAGAAATGGTATATACTAACTGGTTGTCCAATGTTATTAAACACAAGTTTAAACATCCGTGGTGAACCAATGGTAAACAATAGAGATGATGCTGATAGGTTTGCAAAACTTTATGGGGTCAACGTTTTGTCATAAGTATTAAAATGCTCCGTGATGTATTTTATTTCAATCAAAAACCCAATGTTCACCCAAGAGAAAAATTTGCAACTTCAGTAGAAGATGCAAGAAGTCAATGCACCACTGAACATTTTTGGATAGTCAATGAATACTGTGATTATCGCAATTTTGATTGGGACTGGGATTTTGAATTTCTATCAGACGAAGATGTTTGGGTAGAAGAACATAATAACGTATGGCCTAGCAACCATCAAAAAGATAGCGGAACATGGCTATGTTCATCATGTTTTAGTGAGGTAATCATATATCGGGCTGATGTCAATCCGTTAACTCGCAACAATGAAAAAAATAATAATTGGGTATTATTAGATTTAGTGGATAAAACTAAATTTGATTTTAGTTGGCATCCGGACCCAACCGATTCACCGTACATCTATACCTGGGGATGCAAATTTTTTCCAGTAGAATTGCAAGCGTGTTTAGAATATCATGCTCCTAATGCAACTAATATCAAATATATGAGCGAGATAATAGAACTATTACCTCAGACAGAACGATGGATTGAAATACAAGAAATAGATAAAACATTATTTGATATGTCTTGGCGACCTGATCCAAGAGAGCCTCCCTACATCTATGTATGGGGAAATAAGCATATTGATGGTACACTAAAATCTACGTTAGAATATCATATGCCTGATGCAACAGATACAAAATACATGCCTAATTTAATTTCAGTATTGCCTGAATGGGATAGATGGATTGAAATACAAGAAATAGATAAAACATTATTTGATATGTCTTGGCGACCTAGTCCAGTAGATCCTCCTATGAATTATATATGGGGAAATAAGCATATTGATGGTACACTAAAATCTACATTAGAATATCACATGTCTGATGCAACAGATACAAAATACATGCCTAATTTAATTTCAGTATTGCCTGAATGGGATAGATGGATTATACCAAATGACATAGACCGTTCATCTTTTGATTTCTCTTGGAGGCCTGATCCAAGAGAGCCTAATCTTATATATGAATTTGCTACTCAATGGCAAAAGACAGGTGGCCCTCGTTATGTTATGGATGGCGCAACTGAAATAAAGTATCTTGACATACAAAAAGCAAAAGCATTACCAAATAAGAATAACTTTGAAATACTATACACTAATGTTATTGATGAGTTTGATTATTCATGGCATCCAGACTCAACAGATGAGCCCTACATATATGTATTTGGAAACAACTTGTATCCAGCAGAAGTAATGCCAACTATACAATATGTTCCTAGCACCGTGACTAGACTCGCATCAAGTAAAGCGATTGGTCAAATAAAATATGTATCTGATATAATTGCTATTTTAGGTGAAAACAAAATTAATTGGGAAATAACTCAACAAATAGATGAACAGAAATTTGATTTCAGCTGGGCACCCAATCCCAAGGATCCTCCCTACATCTATGTATGGGGAAATAAGCATATTGATGGTACACTAAAATCTACATTAGAATATCATATGCCTAATGCCACTGAGTACAAGTATATGGAAGAACTTATTGATGTTGTCCCTGAATGGGATAGATGGATTATACCAAATGACATAGACCGTTCATCTTTTGATTTCTCTTGGAGGCCTGATCCAAGAGAGCCTAATCTTATATATGAATTTGCTACTCAATGGCAAAAGACAGGTGGCCCTCGTTATGTTATGGATGGCGCAACTGAAATAAAGTATCTTGACATACAAAAAGCAAAAGTAAAGGCATCTTCTGATAGAAGTAATTGGGCAGTGTTACATAATCTTAAAATAAAAGATTTTGATTATTCATGGCATCCAGATGCAACAGAAGAACCCTTTATATATGTATTTGGAAACACGCAGTATCCAAGTGAGATTATGGATACGATTGAGTATCGTATGCCAAACGCAACTAATTTAAAATACATAAGCAAAGTTGTTGCTAGGCTTGACGTAGATATGAACGGATGGACTATACCTGAAAGAATTGATATTAGTAAGTTTGATTTTAGTTGGAAGCCTAATCCAAAAGATCCAGCTTTTATTTACCAGTTTGGTACTCAATGGCAAAAGACAGGTGGTCCACGATATGTTGTTGAAAGTGCTACTGAAGTAAAATATATTGATACTTATATTCTTAAAGCAGTTAAATTGCCATGCAGAGAAAATTTTAAGATTCCCGATGAAATAGCTGTTGCTGAATTTGATTTCAGTTGGCATCCAGATGATAATGAGACTCCCTATTTATATCAATTTGGTACACAGTGGCAAAAGACAGGTGGGCCAACATATATAGTTGAGAATGCAGCAGAAATTAAGTATATTGCATTACCAAAAGCTAAAAAATTACCATCTAAGATGAATTGGGTTAATCCTAGTCAGTCAGAGGTTAATACGTTTGATTATAGTTGGCACCCTGATGAAACTGTCCCGCCGTACATCTATCAGTTTGGTACGTTATTAAATAAAGAAGATGGTCCTAGGTATATGTCACCTAAAACTAATGGTGAAATTGTACATTTAGAGAGAACACTCGCAGAAGTTGAGCGAACAATTGAAACTATTACTAGATATGTAATCACTACTACCCTGGAAGATTTAGTTAAACAACACCCAAATGAAATCTTCTGGGCAATGCATAAGAATATTGACTATACTACTTTCAATTTTGATTGGAGACCTGAAATAGTTAACGTTCAATGGGAAAATGAATATGTATATGTGTTTGGTTCGCTTGACAGTGAGATTACCCAAACCTATTTTGTTAATGCTAATATGTACCTTAAAGGCAATCAAGATTTCAAATTTATACAAACTGCGGAACTTACTGAAAAATATTTGGCTACCCTATTCAAAAAATCTGATATGTTCTTTGTTGATAGAAGTAATAATGAATCAACTGAACGATTTGAAAAATTAAAACAACAGTTTCCTAATATTCAAAAGACTCGCTACTTAGGTAGTTGGGTAGACACAATAAATCGGTGTATCAATCGTAGTACAACTGATTTGTGTTGGATATTAAACAGTGAGTTAGACTATTCTAATTTTAACTTTGAATACTATCCCAATCCGTGGCAAATGAAAATGATTCAAGTGTTTGGTACTCAATGGGGCAACTGGGGAACTACATTCATGGTTAACCGTGAAACATTTTCCCAAGACACCAAATATATTAAAAATATTGAACATCTGTCTAATCTTAACTTTGTTAAAGATAGAAAAGCAATGGCAACCAACGTATTGTATGACATTGTTTATATTGATCACGGGAACGTAGATGTATCAACCCTTAAAGATAATATAGTAATTAAATACCAAAACAGTTACATAATCACATTCCAGAAGTTACTAGATATATTACCTGTCAAAAAAGAACACTATGTATGGATAGCAAGTACAGTTTGTGACTACACCAATTTTGACTTTACATATATTTGCGATCCTTTTGCAAAAGAACAATTACATGTATTTCCAAGTGATAAGCAAAAGTTTGGGGACACTTTCTTAGTGGATGTTAATAAATTGCGTACATTGATTGTGGATATGAATGTACTAGAAGATTACAAGAAGATCAACTACAACCAAAGCCAACGAGCAAAACGATTACCCGCACCTATAATTTTTACAGAAAGCGATACCCATGTATCTACTATTGATATTGATTTTAATTTCCCTTATGCTACGTTTCTCACGGTTGACAACAAAGAAATCCAAGTAATTGATACTGAACCAATGAGTCTTTGGACTCCCGAGGCTAAAAGCATTCAGATTACTAGTGTAGGTGGAACACGAATTGTTGTTCCAAAAGAAGCTAAAGAATATGTTAAGCGTGAACTATATGATTACCCTTACATCATTACTAACAGTAGATTAGCAAAGTCTAGCCCGATGGATATCGTATTCTTAAGTAATGGTGAAATAGGTGCAGAAGAAAACTATCAACATTTACTTAAAGTAACTCAAGATTTACCGAATCGTGTAACTAGAGTAGACGGTGTAAATGGTCGGGTAGCAGCCTATCATGCAGCAGCGGCCGCTAGCAATACACCATGGCTGTTTACTGTCTTTGCCAAGTTAAAAGTCAGCAACAAGTTTGATTGGAACTGGCAACCAGATAGATTACAGGAATCCAAAAGTTACGTCTTTCACGCAAAGAATCCTGTCAATGGATTGATCTATGGTCACCAAAGCCTCATATGTTACAACAAGAAACTTGTTCTTGATCAGCACGAGTATGGCATTGACTTCACATTAAGTATGCCACATGAAGTTGTGCCACTGTTGTCTGGTACTGCAAACTATAATACTGATCCGTATGCAACCTGGCGAACGGCCTTTAGAGAGGTAACCAAGTTACGGGATCAGGTAGTAAAGAATCCAGCAGACGATATTTCCGCATTGCGGCTAGAGACCTGGCTTAATAAGGCCGAAGGTGAGTTCAGTCAATGGTCTATTAAGGGAGCAGTTGAAGCAGAAGAATACTATGAAGAAGTAGAAGGTAACTATGAGAAGTTATTGTTGTCATTTGAATGGGTTTGGCTGAAAGAGTTGTTCAACGCTAAACACGGTAGTTTACAATATTTCTATTAGTGTATTTTTCTATACGCCTAATCTTTGCGGGGGCTAAGTTAAACATTATTCCTATCTGTCGTACCGATAGTTCGGTAGTGTTAAATGTGTTGATTATGGTTTGATAAACTTCAGACGGAATGCTACATTGTGAGTTGTTTGATCCTGCGGCTTTCTCCTTTAGTTTTTGTTTAATTTCAGGTCGTTTGGAAGGATTATCAGCCAACATTTGAATAGATATTTCTTTTTTCCGAGCGTCAGATACGGTCCTCCCTCTTCCTGCTGCACTAATCTTTTTGCTTATGTCAGCCGCTTTATCAACTCCGTATATTTCTGCATGAGTTTTCCCCTTACGATCTATTTTCGTTTTGTGAATTTTAGTTTTCTTTGGCCTGCTTGCTGACATGTTTTTGCTGACCTCAGCGGCCCGAGCTTCTCCGAAATAATCTTGATAGCGTAAACCTTTATTCCATGCCGTTATTCCAGCCGGGCCGCCGCCCCCGTCAGACCTGTTTCTAAGAATCCCGGTGCTTATATCTTTTCTACCATACCAGTTAATTAATCTTCGTTCTATTGCTAAAGCGCCTGTCTCAGTGAGGTTAGATTCAACAATGATGATACGAGAAAGACAAGACGGTTTGTTTATAAATTCTGCTTTATTCTTTATCCAGGCTCGTTTGTTTTTTCCTTTTCCTATATAATAGGGAGAACCATCCAAACGCAGATAGGCGTATACATAAAATCCAAATGGGACATTTCGGGTGGAATAAATAATCATGCTGATTGCTCCTTGTTAGCGTTAGAGTAGTTGGGGAGGTCAGATGCCCGCGAACTACACTTTTATTTATCAAAACGATTAACTTTTATCAAAAGTTCTGTTACAATAAATACTGTGATTGGATGAAGTAGAAAGACGCTGGCCCAGAATCAGCAAGAACAGATTAGAATTTTGGTTAACTGTGGGTTCTGGTAAATTTTCCCAATACAGTATCAATGGTTCTTCAGATGCTGTACAATACTATCAAGAGGTTAATGGGGACTTTAACAAGCTAAAACTTAGCTACGACTGGCCGTGGTTACGGGCTTACTATGAGAATAAATACAAAGGAGTGTAAAATAACGCTAGCAAATCTTATTGATCCGCTTGACATTAAATGGTTTTGGGTATATAATACTCTTATCAACTCAAAAAACGGAACAAATATGATAAATGTAATATTATTTTAGCAACTTAGTTGCCCAATAATGGCAATTAAATACATTTCTACTGCGTTATATGTATAGGAGATATATTATGAAAAAATTACTTTTGGCCGCGATTACGTTAACTGTTAGTAATATGGCTTTTGCTGATATGGATTGTAGGTGGGGCGTAGATCGTCGGCACCCTGGATGTGGTCCTCGTGGGGATCACAGAACTGTTATTGTTTACCGCACTGATTGGCTGACCCCGTTGATTATAGGCGGAATTGCAGGGGCAATTATTGTTAATCAGAATCAACAACCGGTAATTGTACAACAACAACCGGTGTTGGTTCAACAACAAACTGGTTGTACAGAATGGAAAGAGATTCAACAATCTGATGGTAAAATTTATCGTGAGCGTAATTGCTATCAACGATGAAAGTAGAAAAAGAAACCATTTATCATTTTACTTGTGCAGAGTGCAAGGTATGGTTTAGTATTGCTACTATGGAAGATTGGAAACCAAAGAAGTTATATTGTCCGCATTGCGGTGAATGTTTTGTATTTGACGATAAATAAAAAGATAGGGGAAATTCCTTCAATTAGGATGTGTTCAAGATTCTGAATCAGCAATGTAAACCATAATGAAGCCGAAATTTATAGATTCTGATGAGGAATATATCCAAGTGTTATACGAGTTAAATCAACTTGATGATGAGGACGACTGGGAGCTATATCAACAACAGGAGAAAAATAGTATTGATAATCAGATAGATACTGAAACATACCTGAGGTATACAGGAAAAAAAGAAAGAATATGTCCTTAGTGGATTTAGTAGCAGCAGACTTAAATTAAGTATGTTGTGAAAAGAGATGATTGTATGAAGTAGATAGAAACGGATTCTGGACGGGGATGCAAATTCCCCCGGGTCCACCAGTAAGTATGCTAGTTTGGATAGGTGCAGGGCAACCCATGTAATACCCGCCCTGCATATGGGTGAATCCTAGTATACTTTCTAATGGGCCTGAATAGTTTCGACAGGGTCAAGAGTATTGAAATGGACAGTCCGGCAATGTAGAAGCCGTTATGATTGAGGTAACTCAGCCAAAGACACAAAAAAAGTAAAAGCAAACGACTCACAGTTTAGCATTGCGGCCTGATAAAGGCAGCTAGGGGAGTTATCCCTCGTAACAGAAAATAGCAAAAAGGCTCTTTGGAGCCTTTTTTACCCAATAAACTTACTTATTGCGTAAGTAGTGTGTATACTTTACAGCATGAACTATTTTATTTGAACAGTATCTTGTTCACTAAATATTAGTCTGGCCTGAAGAAACAGGTTTATATTATAAAGGAAATTAAATTAAATGAAGAAAATTATAGCAATCTTGGCTCTTGCCACTTTCGGCACAGCTTTTGCCGCTGATTATGTATCTGTTGACGTTGATAGCGTTACCGGTCTTAAAGGAGCAAGTAACAGCACAGCACAATATGTTCGTGCCGGTAAAAGTCTTGGTAACTACCAATTTGGGGTACAGTCTCGTACTGCAAACTTCAAGGGCGGTGGTTTGGTAAACAGCACAGAAGTAACCGCTGCTAATAACAAAGTTAGCTTTGCTGGTATTGCACCCTTCGTTGGGGTTGGACATGACAATGGATTCAACGGTGCTAAGGGCTCTGCTTACACATACGGTTTAGTTGGCGCTACAGCCGGTATGAAAGTTGGCCCGGGTTTTGCACTAGTTGGGGTTAAGGCTCGCGTTGGCAGTGATGAGCAAACTCGCACTAATCAGACCGTTGCATTTGCAACTTACAGCATTCCAGTTAGTAAGAATGTTTCTGTTAACTTGAACGCAAGTAAGAGCTACAAAGACATTCGTGAAAATGCTTTAGGCTTAGGGCTATCATTCAACTTCTAATCTAAATTAGAGATTAAAAAGGCTCTTTGGAGCCTTTTTTGTTGGGTGTAATATTACTGTCATAATTGTATAACTAAATATTTGTACAACAAGGAAATTACATGAAAAAATTATTAGCTATTTTATTATCAGTTGTTGCATTAAATGCAACAGCACAAGAAATTACAGGAGCCGGAGCAACATTTCCGGCTCCGTTATATTCAAAGTGGGCAAGCGAGTATAGCAAGAGTACCAATGTCAAAATCAACTATCAATCAGTTGGTTCAGGAGCCGGCCTCAAGCAGATTGAAGCCAAGACAGTTACATTTGGTGCAAGTGATATGCCACTTACAGATGACAAGCTAAAGGAATTGGGCTTGTTCCAGTTCCCCACAGTAATAGGCGGGGTTGTTCCAGTAATCAACCTTAAGGGCATTGAACCAGGACAAATGAAATTAACAGGTGCATTAATTGCTGATATCTTCTTAGGCAAGATTACCAAGTGGGATGATAGTGCTATCAAAGCATTGAACCCAACATTACCTTTACCTAATCAAGCTATCACTGTAGTTCGCAGAGCAGATGGGTCTGGTACAACTTTCATCTGGACTAACTATCTAAGCAAAGTAAGCAAAGAGTTTAAAGAAACTATTGGCGAAGGCACTGCTGTTAATTGGAAAGTAGGAGCAGGCGGAAAAGGTAATGAAGGTGTTGCTGCTATGGTCAGACTACTTCCAGGTACATTGGGATATGTTGAGTTTGCGTATGTTAAACAAACTAAAATGAATTGGGTCAATGTACAAAATAGTGCTGGTACTTGGGTATCACCAACTGAAGAAGCATTCAGAGCCGCAGCAGCAAACGCTGATTGGAACAAGAGTTACTATCAAATACTAACTAATCAAGCAGGCAAAGACGCATGGCCTATCAGTGGAGCAACTTTTATACTGGTATATTTAAAACCCGAAGATGCAGCTAAATCTAAAACTGCTATTGCTTTCTTTGACTGGGTATTTACTAGTGGTGATCGGGCAGCAGATGACCTAGATTATGTTGCATTGCCACTAGCAGTGAAAAACAAGATTCGTGCAGACTGGAAACGGTTGTCACTACACTAAACCGCCCGCAAGATTGAGCGGATGCTGGAACTCGTAACCAGCACTAAGGGCCTTAAAGGGCTCCTTTTTACCTTTTTAGCAACTCGTTTGTGAAATCTAGTAGCAATTCGTGCTGAACACCATTGTGCCAATGGCCCTTCATGTGGCTATAACTATCATACCAAAACTTTTCCGATTCAGGATGACAGCCGATTAGTCCTATGCGTTTTTGATATATTGCCATGGCATCACCGTTTGCATAAGTAGCAACAGTGGTGAATTTGTGTTTATTCCCAACTAACGCACACCCGTCATTGAAGAACATATTCATAGGTTCATTATTCCAGGTAATACTTAAGTTCTTGACATGCGGTCTGCGTGTATCAGTTCCGGGTTGACAGATATATTGAACAGCATCAACCTCATCTAATACATTGAGGTAATGACTACCTGCCCAATAGGCACCCATACAGATACCCAAATATCCACCACCCTTGCGGATGAACTCTCTTACTCTATCACCGTTGTGTTTGAACAGTTGATCAAATGTACTAGCATCCCCTATCCCTCCAGGAACAGCAATCATATCCACATTGTCAAAAAAATCGTATTCTATACTGTTTTTGCTGAATATTTTGAAGTTATAATATTGGCTTAACGCTTTCATTATCCCGTTGCCTGACTGTACCGAGCATTTTGGATCGTACAAAAATAATGCAATTGTAAGTTTCATCACAGTTATTTATGTTTGAATAACTGCTTGACATAAATATAAAAAGATAGTATAATAACAGTATGCAAATTCAAACAGCTTTAGATTGGCAAGAAGTATCAACTAAGATACACAATGATTTGCATCGTCTTGGATATAATCCAGACTTGAAAAAAATGTTCAACAATCTACAATTTATGGTTACTGAGTTAAGCAAACTTGAAGTAACCGGGCGCAGATTAAATTCAACCACGTTAACCCAAACTCATGTAGAGAAAATTAACCAAGCAATAGACCACTTGGAAAAACTGATTCTAATGGGCCTGCTAATGAAGTAAATTTGACATTAAATGATTTTGGGTGTATAATATACTCTTAGACAGTTAATTAAAGGACATTGAAATGAAACAAGACTACACAATGTACATTTACAAATCGGACAAGCGTACTAAATCCGGTGAGCGGCTGGTTTCTACTACTGTTTGGACCAACCGTGATGAAGCCGGAATGAAGCGGGAATGCGCCGAATTGTTCCCCGTGTACCCTGCTAAGTTTGGTTATCGTTTTGAATACTTTCCCAAAATGATAACCGTAAAGAATCTGATGACTGGCAAACCCGTCCAGATTGATCGTGACACCCCTTGGGCTTGTAATCCTGCTAGCGAATCTTATTGGTCCGCTTGACAGTAAATGGTTTTGGGTATATAATAGAATCTTAAACAGTTAATTAAAAGGTTTCAGAATGTTTGCACCCGTCGATCAAAAAGCACAGTTTCGCGTAGGTGCCAAGGTTAAATGCTCTTGGTACGGTTCCGGCGTGTATAAAGTCACCAAGAAGAACTGGGATGCTTCGGGTTTGCTGCATTATACGATTGAAAACGATCTTGAAACTCATCACTTTGTTAGACAAAAAGACTTGGATAAGGCTTGACATTAAATGTGTTTGGGTATATAATCTATACTTAGCCTGTTAATTAAAGGACTACAAAATGCTAGAAATCAAAATAGAAGGTAGTCGCCGCAATAAAAAGTTTGTTGAAGCAATTTTGCCTTCTATTGTAACGCAATTGAAACTTGATTCATGTAAAAAGGCATTGCTGATTCGTTTGTATGATGAATGCAACGATAATGAAGGTACTACTTTGGATCTCAGTGCTGTTACTGGTGCTTATCTAGTGGTGATCAAACCCAAGCGTAAACTGAAAGAAATTGCATTGGCACTTGCCCATGAAATGGTGCATGTAAAGCAAATGGCAAAAGGTATTTTGAAATCCACAAAAAACGGGAACCACATGTGGGCTGGTAAAAGGTATAGTAAGGATACAGCATACCTTTCTCGCCCTTGGGAAATTGAAGCCTTTAGCAAACAAGAGTTGATTCTCCGTCGTGCGATTGAAGAATAATCTCTCCAAAATATATAAAATATTTCTTGACGATAAATCAATTCTCTGTTATACTATGTTTTTAGTTTGATAGTGTTAGTTAAATAAACTTGTAAAGGAAAAGAAAATGGCAGCAGCAGCATCAGTAAGTGACAATCTGACAATCACCAGCGTTCAAACCCGTAAAGCCTTGCTTAAGGCATTCAAGGCAAAGCGTCCTCTTTTTATATGGGGCCCCCCGGGCATCGGTAAAAGTGAAGTTGTAGCAGATGTTACAGCCGAACTCGGCGGGCATATGATTGACTTGCGTATGGCTCAAATGGAACCTACTGACATTCGTGGCATTCCATTCTTCAATCGTGATATCAATAAAATGGATTGGGCTGCTCCGATTGACTTGCCTGATGAGGAACTTGCTAGTCAATATCCCCTCATTGTTCTTTTTCTGGATGAAATGAATAGTGCATCCCCTGCTGTACAGGCTGCAGGCTATCAATTGATTTTGAATCGCCGGGTCGGCAAGTACAAGTTGCCCGATAATGTTGTTATCGTAGCAGCAGGTAATCGTGATAGTGACAAGGGTGTTACTTATCGCATGCCAATGCCCCTTGCTAATCGTTTCTTGCACTTGGAAATGAGAGCCGACTTTACTGCATGGCAGAACTGGGCAGTTAACAAAGGTATCCACAAGGATGTGGTTGGATATCTGTCATTCGCTAAACAAGATTTGTATGAGTTTGACAATAAATCGTCAAGCCGAGCATTCGCTACCCCGCGTAGCTGGTGCTTTGTGTCTGACTTGTTGGACGATGAAAGCGATACTGACAATGACACATTGTTCAATCTGATTGCAGGGTCAGTTGGCGAAGGTCTTGCGGTGAAGTTCTCTGCACACCGCAAAGTTTCAGGTAGGATGCCCGATCCAAGTGACATTCTTTCTGGTAAAGTTACTGACTTGAATGTTAAGGAAATCAGTGCAATGTATTCACTGACTGTTTCACTTTGCTATGAATTGCGTGATGCCCTGCAAGTTGAAAAAGTTTCTATGAAAAAGTTCCACGAAATGTCTGACAATTTCTTGTCTTACATTATGAAAAACTTTGAAACTGAATTGGTTGTGATGGGTGCTAAAATTGCACTTAAGACTTACAAACTCCCAATGGAGCCAAGTCAGTTGAAACACTTTGATGAATTCCATAAGAAGTTTGGAAAGTACATCGTAGACGCAGGTAACTGATTTTATAAGCGAGAATGGTGTGAACATTCTCGCTTTTTTACTTGCAACAAAATGAATTCTATGCTATAATATAGCATATATTTTGATAAAGGACTAAAAATGAGTAGCGTAATTGCCCCGACAAAAAAGAAAAAGCGTAGTGATAAGTTTGATAAACTTGTTGGACCTACTGACCCTAAGATTGATGCACTTGCCCGTGAACGATTGATTACTGCGCGGGTAGGCTTGTTGTTGCGGCATAGTTTCTTTGGTAATCTTGCTACCCGACTATCACTTACTAATGCAGATGAATGGTGTAGTACTGCTGCTACTGACGGCTTGAAATTCTATTACAATAGCCGTTTCATTATGATGTTGAAGCCCAAAGAAGTTGAATTCTTAGTGGGCCATGAAGTCTTGCATGTTGTGTATGATCACATGGGTCGTATCGGTAAGCGTGATCCACAAATTTTTAATATCGCAAATGACTATGCAGTTAACGCAGATTTGAAACGACATAATGTTGGACAGTTTATTACAAGTGTTCCGTGCTTGTACGAAAAGAAATACGATGGCAAATCCAGCGAGGAAATCTATGATGATTTGATGAAAAATGCCAAGCATATTGATATCAATAGTTTGATTGATCAAATGATTGACGATCATATGGAAGGTGAGGGCGAGGGTGAAGGTGATGGCGAAGGAGACAAAAAAGGTAAAGGTCGTCCTAAGATGTCCGATGAAGAACGAGAACGAGTTCGCCAAGAAATTAAACAAGCAATTATCAGTGCAGCATCTAGTGCCGAAGCAGGACAGTTGCCGCTAGGTGTTGAACGACTAATTAAACAACATACTAATCCAGTCATGCCGTGGCGTGAATTGATTCAGCAAAATTTAACTAGTTGTATTCGCACTGACTATTCTTGGATGCGCCCCTCACGCAGAGGCTGGCACATGGATGCTATCATGCCCGGCATGACTCCCGGAGAAGAAATTGATGTTGTGGTAACTCTTGATATGTCAGGTTCTATCAGCAACAAACAAGCACAAGATTTCTTGGGTGAAATCGGTGGCATGATGAATAGTTTTGATGGGTACAAGGTCCACTTGTTTTGTTTTGATACTGATACTTACAATCCACAAGACTTCAACAGCGAGAATATGGATTGTATTGACGAGTATGAGCCACAGGGTGGGGGTGGCACTGATTTTGATTGTATCTTTAAGTACTTGAAAGAAAACGATATTCAGCCAAAGCGACTGATTGTATTTACTGATGGATATCCGTGCGGCAGTTGGGGTTCGCCTGACTATTGTGACACTACTTGGATCATTCACGGTGACCCTGATCCGCATCCCCCGTTTGGGCAATTTGCATTGTATGATGGCAAAGTCAGTTGAAGATTCAACAATCTACGAAAGTCCTGATGGCGGTAAGACGATCTACTCCCGTAAGAGTGGATCGTCTGGTCGGGCAACTCATCCGCAGGTAATACGCAGAGAAGATACCACATTAAGAGATCAAATGATTGCAGATCAGTTGTGGTATAAGATTCGCCGTGAAGCAAAAACAAACGCTACATTAGCTGATATATTAGAACAGGCAAAGATGGTATATGCGCTCATCAAAAAAGAAAACAACTAGATTTGTTGTCATGTGGGACATGACTGGATTGGAATGTCTAATCAATGTTAACCGCGTAGAAAAGGAACATGAGCAATGGGAAAAAGAAAACATTTTTCGTATTCTCAAGGAAGACAACACAGCCTTGCGACCGGCACCTGTTCCATTACAAATGATGATAATGCGGGCCAGCGCAAACCCACAACGGCATTATGAAATCTATGCATTTGATTCAGTGATAGCTGAAACAGATATTAGAGAAACATTTGAAACTAGTCCTCAAGTGATGGTTGATGCCATTCGTAATGTAGGCTATAAATTTTATAGTAATAGAGCAACACAGAAAGCGGTGATTGTATGATGTATGTTGGAACAAGTTTGGGTAGATGTTTGCGTAGTCTATTACTGGGCGAAGTGTCCGAGGCGGAGGTTTTGATAATTATCACCCGAACTTCATCACAAAATGTTGAACAATTTATCAGTGTAGTTAAAACTTATTATGAAGAAGGTAATTTCTCGGTTCACAGTCCAGAATTGTATGATCTTACAGTTAAGACATGGGATGAGGTAGAAAAACTTGCTACTGATTTGTATAAAGGTGGCAAGATTCATCAGCCAAGAAACTTTGTGAGTCTAGGTGGTCGTTTCATTCATCCTGAGTTGAGTAATGATATTTGGGTAGAAGTAGCTCCCAAGAGCCGTAACACTACCCCTGCGGTTATGCAAGCATACGAGCAATATAAATTGCTTGACTCATTAACCCAATAATACTCATAAAAATATTTCATAGTATATTTTAGCTATTAAATATCTATTGTATTCAAGGAGAATAATATGAGTTTTTTAAAGCATGTTGGTAAACAAGGTGAACGTAAGGTTGCTATCATTTTTCGTGAGGTTCCTGGGGAACCTCATATGTGTCTTGTAACATTTACGGAGACACTAAATCAACACATACATGATCCACTGATTCGGTGTATTGAAAGTGATATTGGTCAACATGCTGAATCATTATCAGATGCATTACACCGCACTTTGGGTTTAGATGGTAAACCAATTTTACAAACATTGCATCGTGAAGGTTTACTAAAGAAAGTAAACACAGAGAATATTATTGTCACCCCTAATCCTCAAACTAAAATTAAATTAAGTGAACTTAATAAAATTTTAACTGAGATGAAACAGGGAGAAGATGCTGTTAAACGCATGGCTGACATTGATCAAAGCCGAGGCATGCAAATTCCAGCTGAGGTTGCTCGTAGACAGCGTGAAAACAAAACCCGTGATGCTAAGGTTCAACAATCGCCGTTGCTGGCAAGTAACAACAGTGCATTAGATGATAATGCAATTGCAAATAATTTGCGTACACAAGCTGCAAGGATGGCGACTGAAGCTAAAGGATTGTTAGCGGAATGTGAAATATTATTAAAACAAGCTAATAGCATGGATCCTCCACTAGTAGCAAAGAAACCTAAAACTGCTAAGAAATCCTTAGTAGTTGAGGTGCCGGTAGTTGCAACGCCTGAACACAAAGTAAAGAAAACAAAAGCAAAAGTTAGTGCATAATGAGCCCGGAATTCATTGAAAAGTGGGAACACATCCTTGAAGATGTGGAAACAACTAAAATACCAGTGGAATTTATCAAGAAAATGGTAGTTAAACTTAATGGTAAAAAACAACATACCATTAACATTGAAAAGTTTTTAAAGCAAGGATTAGGGCCAGACCAGATAGAAGATATTGTAAGTAGAAAATTGCAAGAATTAGATGACTCTAGTGTTGGTATTGAGTTTATACTTAATGTGCAAAACATTGCTGATACAGTACAACCTACTACAGATGACCTTTTGAAAAACTTACTTTGATATAAAAGCAGCATGAGGCAATATTTAGAATTATTAAAAGATATCTTAACTAACGGTGAAGTTAAGGATGATCGTACCGGAGTGGGTACAATTTCTTTATTTGCCAAACAGCTTAGATTTGATTTGAGAAAGGGATTTCCGGCAGTAACTACTAAAAAACTTGCTTGGAAAGCGTGTGTGGGCGAACTACTTTGGTTCATTGAGGGTAGCCGAGATGAACGCAGATTAGCAGAACTTACACATGGCACCCGTGACGGTGTTGTAACCATCTGGACACCAAACGCACTTGCTCCATATTGGAAACCTAAAGCAAAGTTTGAAGGTGACCTAGGTCGTGTATATGGCGTACAATGGAGACATTGGCTTACTCCTGTAACACATAAGAGCGAAGTATTTATGGATGAGTTTGGATCATCTTACAATCGCAAAGGTAGCATACATCATAAAGAAATAGATCAATTAAAAATTCTAATAGAGGGTATCAAAAAAGACCCCAATGGCCGTAGACATATACTTACTGCCTGGAATCCCGGAGAGTTAGATCAAATGGCCTTGCCACCGTGTCATGTATTATGCCAATTCTATGTCAACAAGAATAAAGAACTCTCTTGTCATATGTACCAAAGAAGTGTGGATGTTTTTCTTGGCCTTCCCTTTAATATTGCTAGCTATGCGTTACTCACTCATTTAATGGCACAAGTATGTGGATTAGGTGTTGCTGAATTAGTTATCAGCACAGGTGATACACATATCTATAGT